CGTCCACCGGCAGCAGCCACCCGAACGGCTCATCCGGGCGCACGGCGATGAGGCCGACGCATGCCTGAATGGCCTTTGGACCCAGCAGGTACTTGCTCGACTGCTCACTGAAGCGGCCCAGCACCTTGATGTCGAATTCCTCGGGGGTGTACTGCTTCTTTTTCTCGGCAACAAATTCCTCGGACACGATAGGCGAGTCCGCCGAGCTGAATACCAGGGAGTTCCACGATCCGCCCTCGGCCTTCGACAGCGTATGGTGCGTGTCGTAGAAGAACCCGGACGAGCGGGTAGGCTGCGACGCGATACACATGCGGTTGCGCTTGTCCGTCAACGCCCCGGTGATAACCCCGAAATTGGCGTCAGGCACGCCCGAGGCTTCGTCAACGAGGAACAGCAGCCAGTCGCGGTGAGCGCCCGCAAGGTTCTCAGGCGAGCCGCGCGGCGCGGTCTTGGCGACGATCCACCATGACAGCTTGAAGCCCTTCACGAATACGCGCTCGGCCTGCACCTCGAAATACTCGGCAATCCATGCGTGCGGGCCGCTCTTGATCTTGCCCATCAGGTCGGCGAACTCTTTCCATACGCCGTCAGAAACAGTCGTCAGCTTCGGGGCGGATAGGATCGTGTTGCTGTTGTGATAGCAAAGCAGGTGCCACAGGCCGATGATGCCGTAGCCTGCGGTCTTGCCGGTGCCGTGGCCGGACGAAATCGAGGTGCGGGAACCCGGCTCCTGCACGCTCTCGAACATTTCCCATTGCTGATGGGTCGGGATGGTGCGGCACACCTCAATGGCGAACCTGGGGAGGTCGTAGGCGTAGCGCTTGGCGAATTCCGTGTAGCGCGGGTCTTGCAGCAGAGTGAGCTTCGATGTTGCGGCCACAGCCTCACTCCCTCACATCCACGTCCACGGCATCGGCAGCACGGCGCTGGCGCTCCAGCACCTTCCTGCGGTTCTCCTGCATCTGCGCGTAACCGGCCGCGTAGAAGTCGTCCAGCTCGGCGGTCGATGCCATCGTGTGCGTAATCTCGCCGGTCGTTTCAACCTGATCCTTCCAGCCCGCGAGGTTCTTGGTAGCAAACACGGCAAAGCGCGGCTCATATACACCAGACATCCCGCCCTCAACCAGCAGACTTTCCTGGGCGTCCCTCGCGCGCGCGTATGCGTAAGAAAATTCCGGGCGCTTGAGGGCTCCAGCTTGGTCTTTTTCGGTTGCCCAGTCGTGAAGCGTCTGCCGGGTAACGCCGATCTTGGCGGCGAAGCGCGTCAGGGTCGGGAACGTGTTGACGACGAGCTTCTGTTCGGTTCGGGTCTTGCCGTCCTTGTCCACCACGTCCACGTCTACAACCCGCTGCACCTCTATGTCGAAGTAGGAAATCAGCTCGGCGACGAACTCGGGGCGGTACTCACTTGGGCGGCCGACAGGGCGACGGCCGAGGGCCAGCGCCAAGTCCCGTTGGGACAGGCCAGAGGCTCCTGCAGGGGGTTCTTCCGCAGGGTGCGGAGGTGCCTTTTCTTCCCCCTTGGCCGAAACTTTCGGGGTCTTGGTAGTCGAAACTTTCGGGCGCGGCGAAACTTTCGGGGCTTCGTCTTGTTTCGGTGCCTGGGAGGCGCTTTCCCCTCCCCTCGTCCAGCCCTCACGCTCGGCAGTCTTGCTCACCGCGACGCGGCTGCACCCGAACTTGTCGGCGACCGTCTGGAACGATACGCTGGCGTCGCCGCCCTCCCACATTGCGCGGGCTTCCGCCCACTGCTCTTTGCTCAACCGTGCCATGCACTGCCCCTATGCTGCTCTATGGCTCATGATGCCGGGCACAGCGAGACAGCAGAGGCCGAGTTTTCCCGCGTGCCTTCATCGGCCATGTGCGTTGCGACCATCAGGACCAGGATCAGGACAGCGGCACGGATCATGCGCTTGGTCGGGCGACCCGGCTCAACCATGTGCAGCAGCCCATAGGCAGCGAGCCACGAGAGGATTTTTCCGACAATGAACAGCGCGCCCATCAGAACAGGTCCAGTTGCGGGATGAACGAGGCGAGCGGGCCTTCCTTCCCCTTGGCGATGGCAAGGCAGTGTTCCTCGATCAGCGCGCGGCGGTTGCTTGACTCCTTCAGCGGGATCATGGCCGCCTCCAGGCGCTCCACGGCGGCGGTCAGCTTGGTCCCGGCGCGCAGCTCTTCCCAGGCGGCCGGATTCAGCTCTTGCACGCGGCCCAGCGCATCGTTCACGGCCTCGGCAGCGACGGTGACGGCCTGAAGGTCCACGCGGGCGACGGCGCGTTCGCTCCCGTAGCGGACAAACGCCTCGGTCATCGCCGTAACCTGCGACTGGACGAGCTGCTCGAAGCCCCGGAACATGGCGAAACTTTCGGCCGCGACCGGATCGCGCTCCGGGTGCGGGGAAATACCCATCAGGTAGTCCACCGACACGGAGTACGCCTTGCTCATGTTCAGCAGGAACTTCCAGTCATCGGGCACCTTGCGCTCGCCGCTCTCGATCTGGCTGAGCTGGGTCGAGTTCTTGTAGCCGAGGCGCTGGGCCGCCTCTACAGCGGTCAGGCCATTCATCACGCGCGCCGAAACCATCCGTTCGCGCATCAGCTCCCTCTCGCGCGGCACGTCCTTGTTGCGCACGAAGCGCTTGGACGGGGCGCTTGGCACGCCTTCCAGCGCAATGGTGACGACTTCCTCGGTGTTGCTCATACCATCCCCAGTATTTGATTAACGTAGTTGTCCAAATTCGCCCGATTTTGGTAATGGGCCAGTATCTTTTGCAGCAGAACGTCGGCGACAGCGCTATACAGGCGCTCGAAGTCCTCGGGCTTCATGCGGCCAAAGCTGATCGACTTGGCCTTGACGCGCATATCGCCGTTGATGCGGTAGGTAACGGTGAAGAACCCGGCCGCGATGGTCACGTCCTCGCGGAACTGTTCAAAGTCCTTCTGCACCGGGAAGCCCTTGTATTCGCCCTGGGGCGGGTTGAACGCATCGAATCCGACGCGCAGCAGGGCGAAGAACTTCCGGTGGAACATCGGGTTGCGCACCTGCTTGACCTCGGCGCGCACCAGCACGCCCTGTTTGATCTTGGCGATCTTCTCGGCCTCCAGCTCGTCGGCCGGGTACAGAAAGCCCTTGGGGTGCTTCAGCAGCAGGATGTCCATTCAGGCGGCTTCCTCGGTGCGTTCCCGCGCAAACGGGAACAAGGCGTGCAGCAGGCCGGATCGGTGCGCATGCTCACCGCGCGGCCAGTCGTTCACCCCTACGCTGCGCTGGACCACAATGCTGGCGTCCTTGCAGTCGCCGACCGGCAGCGGGCCGCTTTCGGTGCCCAGGCAATACAGGGCGGTCTGCCTGCGGGCGCTGTTGTGCTTCGTGTGGACGGCGAGCCGCAGGATGTCGCACAGGTAGGTCACATACATATTCGCCATGCGCGGAGGCAGATTGACCAGCTCCGCGATCTGCGCCGCACTGGCGGTTTTCTCGCGCGCCACCAGGGCGATGATCGCTTCCAGGCGCTCAATCGCGCGCGGCGTGTCCATGCGACAGCCTTGATAGGTGATCCCGCTCACTTGCTACTCTCTCGAATCAGGATGCCGTGTACGGTCATCATCAGGTGCTTCTTGTTGCGGTAGGCGGCCAGCTTGCGCGTGACATCGCTTTTGAAGTCCTCGACCACCTGCGCGCCGTTCTCCATGTAGGTGAAGTCGGCCTTGTAGCGCAGCGCGGGCTTCCTGCGCCCTTCGCCCAGGTCGCACGCCGGGGCCAGGACAAAGTAGACGCCGCGCTTCAGGTCCGTGATCTGCTCCATCGCCTGCATCCGGCACAGCTCGACGTAGCGGGCATACTCGCCTTCACTGTCCCACGTCACGCCATCCACCACCACCTTGCGATTACGGAACTTCGGGCGCTTGGCAGGCGCAGCTTCAACCACCGGGCGGCCACCAGCGCCAGCGGTGCGGGCCTGGGCCAGCGCCAGATCGGCGGCGGACCAGCGGCCTCCCTTGCTGCGGTTGAATGAGGTTGCCACAGCGCGCGGTCCTTACAGTGGTTGGAACTGAGCCTTCAGGCCCATGAGCGCGTTCAGGTCGGCGATGGCCCAGCCGGTGATGTAGTGGAAGCGGATCAGGATGGCCGACGTGACGCTGACTTTCTTGCTGCGGACCTTGCTGATGACGGCTGGCGGCAGCTTCATCGCGCGCGACAGGGCTGCGTCGTTCTTGAGTTTCAGGCGCTCCAGCATCGTGTCCAGCAGATGCGCCGGGGTGTAGTCGGGGTCGTCGAGGTGATTCTCGGTCAGGGCGATGATGTGGGCGTTCGGCGCGGCTTTCTTTTGTTCAGCACTCATTGCGGGGCTCTCTGAAATGAAAATAGGGACTCCAATGCCTATGCAATTGGAGTCCCTATTACTGACAGCAATATATTTGAATGTCAATATTCTAAGGTAAATTTATTGGCTTTGAGAATCTGAACTATTGCAATGCTTATATCTACGGGCGCAATAATGCCGCCTTAGCCGGTGCCGACAGCGCCTCATGCTTCGCTGCACGGAACTCCACCAGTCGCCGATACTCGGTCGCTACGTCCTGCTGCTGCTTCTTCATCGCCTCTACCCCATCGTCCTTGAGCGTCTGGTTGTACACCTCTTGCCGTCGAGCCTTCGGCATCGCCGCCAACATGCGCAGCTCACAACACACCCTACCCTTCTTCATCCTGCCCGAGAACGTCAGGCACCACTCGCACGGCCCCTGCTCGGCCTGGGTTAAGAGGTCGCCGCCCATGCCGCGTATCCATGTGTGCGCATGAGTTCATACAGGACGCGGGCGTGCTCCGGTTCGAGGTCGAACGGCTTCCTGCCGGGGATGCGCAGGTGCAGCGAGCCATCCGACATCACGCCAGCCAGGAAGCGCTCGGCTCCCGCATCACGCGCCTGGGCATCTGTCCTAAATGGGGTGATTTCGGACGTGGCAAACGGGCGCGTCAGGATCGGCAGGCCGCCGAGGATGCTGACGGGCTCCAAAGCGGCGGGCTCTGGTGCCAATTCTGGCACTTTTACGGCTGCCTGCTCAGGCTGCGCGTCGGGGGCGGCCTCGGCACTGGCCACCCATGCGGCAGCGGCATCCGGCTCGACAGGCGCGGGCGCGGCCGGTGCCGGGGCGGCTGCTTCCGGGTCGGCCTGCGCTACCCACTCGGCAGCAGTCGCGGCGGTGGGCGCAGCCTGGGCCGATTCGGCAAGCGCTTCCTCCAGGCGCGCGACAGTCTCGCAGTCGTCGCACAGCAAGGCGCGCTCGGCGGCGCTGCGCGGGTCATCGGCGTGCGGGCCGCAGTTCATCGTGCAGCGCTTCGAGCCCGGCACATATGCGGCCAGGGCGGCAGGGTCGGCGCGCGGGAACTCAATCGCGGCCGGGGTCGGGGCGGTGCGCGCCGTCACTACCGGGGCGGCCAGCTCGACGGCAGCCGGGGGCTGGTCGGCGGGCTTCTTCTTTGCGGCCTCGCCGAGCGTCCACATTTTCGCCCGCATAACCACGCGGCCGTCGCGCATCGCATCGCGCAGGTAGCTGGACGGGTGATGCTTCGGTGGCAAGCCCATCACACGCACCAGCATTTCAGTCGGCACCGGCTCGCCGTCGGCGGCGCGCAGGCATTCAAGCGCCAGCTCGACCTTCGTTGGCGCGCGTACTGGCGCGGGGGCTTTAGCGGTAGGCGGGATCAGGGGCACGCCTTCCTTGCGCGTCACCGGCACGTCGATGTCCAGCGGGGCGGCGGCAACCTCCAACTTCTTCGCGGCAGCGGCGGCAGCGGCGGCAGCGGCGGCAGCGGCGGCAGCGGCGGCGGACTTGCGCAGCCAAGCATCCTGGGCCACGTTGTTGCCCAGGTCGGTTCGAGTGCTCTCGATCACTGCGTCCGCGCGGCGGAACGACATCACCGTGCGGCCATTCGGTGCGAGAAAGGGTTCTTCCACGATCAGGCCGCCTTTGATTTCGTCGGCGATCTGCGGGCGCACCGTTTCGAGGTCGATGTCCAGGCGGTCGGAAATCTCGACAGTGCGAATGTTCGGATTCGCGGCGATCAGGTCAAGGATTTTTTGCTTCATGGGATGCATGGGGTACTCCGCTGTCATGTTACGGGGTGCCGGGATCGTCGCCCGGCTCGTTCGGTTCCAGTCTCGCCAGCACATCGCGGGCGTGCTCGACGTGGTAGACGTACATCACTTCTCCAGCCGCATGGCGCGCGAGTATCGACCGCGCCCGCTCGATGGCGATGTCTCGCGAGGGCTTCTTGTCCGCCAGCGAGGCCATCGCCTTCATTGCAGCAGCGCGGGCCTCGGCTGAGGTCATCGCCTTGCCGTCGGCATCCAGCGGCGGGGGAGGAAGCTGCGGAACAAATGGTGGCACGGCCGGGCATCCCGGCTTGAGGCGCTTATCCAGCAGCTTTTTCCACCGGGCGGCGGCCTGCGAATAGCTCGCCTGCCGCAGCTCGTACTGCCCGAAGTCCACGGCTGCCCAGTACACGGCCGGGACCGGCCAGCTATCCTCTCCGGTGCGGCGCTTGCGCATTTCCCGCACGGCGTAGTTGAATGCGTCCTCATAGTCCACGGCCGGGCGGCACAGGGCGACGAACTGCCCTTCCGTCGGTGCCCAGTCTGTGTACTTGTCCCGGCAACGCTCGATCCCTTCGAGCGCCATCTGGAACGTGATGCCCTCGGAAATCAGCGTGTTCGACCACGCCTTTTTCCAGTCCGCGACGAGCTGCGGTGACGTGAAGTGCGAACTCCACTTGTGCATGTACATGGTCGCGAAGCGCCCATACAGGCGGTCGATGGCCGACAGCATCCGGGGCACCTCGCGGACCCCGCCCATGCCATCGGGCTCTACGACCATCACCTCACGCGGCGCGTTCCACGAATTAAGCGTCGATGGTGTAGGGCTCGGCTGCTGGGTAAGCTGGTGCTGCTGCGGCTGCTGGGACATTGGATGCTCCTGAATTCACGTAGGCGTTCGGGTCGAACTTGGGCGTGCGCGCCGGGGCGCTGCCGCCGTTCGAGTGCTGCGCGAGCTGGTCGGGCTTGACCGGGTACAGATCGGTCCATTTCCCGCTCATCACGCTTTGCTCGATCACGGCAACCGGGTCTTGCCCGGCGTCGCGCATCTTCGCCAGCTTTTTGATGCACAGCTCGGCAGCACGGTCAGTCATCGGTGCCTTGACGGCAATCCGGTGCTCAGCCCAGTCATTCCATGCGGATTCAGGGAGCCAGTCGGGCAAGACTACGACCGGCGCAGCCGGTGCAGCCTTCGATTTCCTCGCGGCTTTTTTCGTAGGAGGTTTCTCTGGTGGATTATCTGATGGTTCTACTGGGGGTTCTGTGTCCCGTTTTTGGGACGGCTTCGGCGGAAAAACGGTACTGCTTGCGGGAAAAACGGTACTGCTTGCGGGAAAAACGGTACTGCTTGGAGCTGTGCCAAAAACGGCACCGCTTGAAGCTGTCCCGTTTTCGGCACCTCTTTCCCAGTGGGCCGCTTTCAACTCCTTCGATGCACCGTGCGGGGCATGCTCGTTACGGCAAAGCGGGTGGCCGCCAAGCTCGCGGAACGCGCGCAGCTCTGCCGCCTTGGCTTCCACTGGGTTGTCGAACACGGCCAGCACTTCGCGATGCAGGGGGATTTCACGGCTGAGCAAGTCCATGACCCAGCGCGAGCTGCCGCGATAGGTGTCCAGCTCCGGGTCGCCGTTGAATGAGCGCATGCCGATGTAGAACTCGCCGGTTTCCGGGTTCGCGGTCCTGTAGACGTAATGGACAGCCGACGCCGACGGCATGCCGACGAGCTGGTAGACGATTACGCTCTTGGTCGCGCCGACGCGGTGGCCGGTGTCGCGCAGCAGCCCGGATTCACACAGGCGCTTGAGGTTGGCAAGGATGGTCTTGCGGTCCTGACTGGTATCGCGTGCCAGGGTGGCCGTGCTCGGGAAGCAGACCCCGCGCTCGTCGGCGTAGTTCGCCAAGCAGACCATGATGAATTTCTCGCTCGACCGTGAAATATCGAGCTTGAGCACCCACGACATTGCTTCGATGCTCATTGGCGGACCTCCGCAGTCGTGATTTCCGTCGAATTTCCGACAGATGAACGCGCGGACACGCTCACCACAGAATTAATCTGTGGTACTATTTTCGTACTCATTGACTGCCCTATCAGTTGATTCGAGTTGAAGCCGTTCCCTGTTCCAGCAGGTAACGGCTTTTGTTTTTTTACGTCCTTCAGTTGTTGATAAACAACAGCACTAATTACTTTTTTTGCAAACAGGCGCTCATGGGTCAGCTCTACGGCGACTTCAAAGCGCGCCAGCATCATATCCCGCGTGAAACCTTCCGGGCGAGGCGCATGCCCGTCCAGAACGGTGTGACACGCATAGCAACCATAGGCGGCGTCGGTATCGGCGGCCTTCATGCCTGCGCCAGCGCCGTTGCGGTGGCACAACACGGTCGTGTCGGTGCGATGGTTGCAACATGGGAATCTTAACGTACATTCCTCATCTTTGGCACTGGCACGAATCGCGGTCATCTTCGGCCCGGTCGATTTCAGGCCGCGCTTGCGAGCCGGGGCAGCTTTCACCACCAGTCCGGCCGCACCATCCTGCTCGACTTGCTGCATCAGCTCCGGGCACGCGCGCACGGTGATTTCCACCCGCTGCGCCTGGGCCTTCGGAGCCTTCGCCCGGATCGGGCCGCTGCGCGTGAGCTGCGATGCGCCACGGCTCATAGGCTTGCCGCGCTTGAGTTCACTGCGCTTCAACGTCATTGCTGCTGCGCCTCCGACTGCTGGGGGGCGGCCGCTGCCGCGCGCGCCTTCACGCACGCAGCGCAGGCGGCATACTGGATGAGCTGCTTGGCCGTCACCTGTCGGCCGCATAGGCAGCGCTTGCGCTCCAGCGAACATGCCAGGGCGGACCCCGGATTGCGCTGGCCGCTCACTGCTGGGCTCCCAGTTTGCAGCCGACCGGGTACTTGCGCGCCAGCCAGATTTGACCCTTCTCGGTCAGCAGCGCGTTGCACTCGCGCTGGCGCAGGTTGGCGACGATGAAGTGGCCGCGATTGATATGCTCCTGATACGGACGGCCGCAGGCTTGCAGGATGGCGTCAGCCCTCATGCGCTCGACCAAGGCGGCCTCATCATGCATGAGCGTGTTAGCGAAGCGGGTAATGGTAATGCGGCTCATGCGGCCTCCTTGTAGACTTGTTGCTGTTCGATGCGCCGCGTGACTTCAGCGAATGCCGACAGGACATCGGCCTGTTTCGTTACTTCGAGCTGGGCGGCGTACACGTCGATGCCCTCGTTGATCGCGTCGTTCGCGGCATCGCTCCAGCCCCATGCGCCGGTTCGCTCGAAGCACATCTTGACCACGAAAATCTGGTCCTGCGCCTCCACTATCGTGTCGAGCCATTCCGGGCCAAAGCCGCGCTCGCACAGCACGAGCGCGACATTCAGCACCTCCGTTACCTTGTTCCAGTCATCGAGCCCGCCGTTACCGTTCTTCAGCAGGACCAGCGCGGTTTTGCAGTCCACCGCCCAGTCCTTTTGCTTGTCGGCGTCGAGGTGCTGAGCGAATCGCTCGCGCAGCTCGGCCTGCTTTTCATCGCTCACCTGGGTGGCCGTGAACGTCGCGCGCCAGTTGTCGCGGATCGCCTTGTATGCGGCGTCCGCCTTGACCGGGCGCGGCTGGTATTTCTTGTCGCGCCTCGGCTTGCTTCCGTGCTTCGATGCCATATCAGCCCTCGCCTACGGCCGGGGCGCACATCGGCACCACCAGATTGCGCCGCGCGAAGGCCACCTTGATACGCTCGACCAAAACGGCCGGTGCGCGGGACTTTTTCGCGGTGTTATTCAAGTGGTAATGCACGTTGGCCTGGGTGCAGCCCAGTTCGGCGGCGATGGCCTGCTGCGTCATCCTTCCGTCGTCGTACAAGGTCGATAGCGCCTGCTTTACGTCAACTTCTTTCATCTGCGGAACCCTAGTCTTGTCATATTTTTTCTTTGTTGCCTGTAAGAATTGGCCTACGGATTATAAGCATCTAAATATCCCGCTGCCAATACCTGAACAACATTTTTATTGGTATTGACATAAAGCAACGGTTTTCGGCCCCCTTTATTTCCACGTAGATATGGTGTATAAATGGCGAATTATAAGTTTATTGATTAAAAATATAGAATGGAAGGCAACATGATAGGGATGGGCGCAACCTCAAACTCGTCAAATGGCGTGCGAGTGCCATCAACGACCGGCGAGCGCGTCAAGGCTCGCCGCCTGGAGCTGGACCTCTCGCAAACCGAGTTGGCGAACAAAGCGGGCCTGACTCAGCCGACCATATCGGGGCTAGAGAAAAATCGGTCGCACAGCAGCGGCAGCTTGGCGTCCATCGCGCGGGTGCTGGGCGTCAGCGCGCTATGGCTGGAAACGGGCATGGGTGATATGGTCCCATCGCATCCAGAAGAACCGCTTTCGGTCATCGTGGGCGATCCTGATGCGGTCATGGTCCCCCTGCTGGAGTGCAAGGGCAGTTGCGGCAATGGCCGCCTGTATGGCGACGTGGACTATTCCCCCATCACTATCAGCGCCCGGCTGCTGCGCTCGTTCTACGGGCGGGCCGCCAGTGAAAACCTCATCGCCTTGTATGCCGACGGCGACTCGATGGCGAGCTACATCATGCACGGCGACATCATCGTGTTCGACACTGGCATCGCCGACTTTCAGGAAAGCGGCATCTATCTGCTCGATACGCCTGACGGCCTGCGCGTCAAGCGGGTCAGCCGCCGCGCCGATGGCCGGGTTGTCCTGCGCAGTGACAGCCCGGATAAAACTCGCTTTCCCGACGAGGAATACAGCGCCGAGGAAGCGCCTCTCTTGACCGTCAAAGCCAAGTTTGTGCTGCGCATGGGCGGCTAAAGACCTCCCCCAGCCTTCCCTGTTCCCTCCGTTTGCCCGCCATTGAGCGGGCTTTTTTTCGTCTGTACGACACGCCTTGCCGCCTCGGAATGAATTTTTTTGCATAGTTCTCATGAGGCAACATATAAAAATATATGGTTTTTTCCGCAAATATATAGAAATCCCTATTGCGCCAAATTATTTCTATCCCTATACTTTTGCTCATTAGCATTTCTATGCTATAGACCAATAAAAACCCACTTTGCGGAGGAACCCAGCAATGAGCACCTTTAGCGTCAAGGTCCGTACCAACGACGGCACCCGCCACCAGTTCGACCAGCTCGGCCGCACGGCCGCCGAAGTCCATGAGGCAGCATCCGAGCGCTTCGGCCATCTGTGCAACGTCTTGGTTATGCCGAAATGAGCACCACAGCACAGGCCCGCCAGTTGTTCAGCGACCGCCGACTGGCCGCAAAGTGGGTTTTGGCTCGCCGCTACATCAACGAGCGCGGCCTGCAACCCTACCCCTACCTGCCAATGGCGCTGCGGATCGTTCGCGGCCCGATCCATTAACCCGGAGTACATCCAATGAGTGACAATCAACAAGCCGCCGTCGCCGCCGTCGCCATCGCCCATGATGCCGCGACCGTCATGGGCTTCCAAAACCTCGGCGCGTTCGAGTTCATGCAGCGCGTCGCGAAGGGCTTTGCGCTGTCCACGATGGTCCCGCCCGCATATCAGGCGGTCGTGTCCGAGGGCTATGGCCGCGACAAGAAATGGGTCCAGAACCCGGCCGCCCTGAGCAATTGCATGGTGGCGCTCGACCTCGCGCAGCGCATGGGCGCATCGCCCTTGCAAGTCATGCAAAACCTGCATGTGATCGAGGGCCGCCCGAGCTGGGCAAGCGCGTTCATCATCGGCCTCATCAACAACAGCGGCCACTACGCGCACGGCCTGCGCTTCCGCTTCGAGTGGCTGGAAGAAAAGGAGGTGACTTACACCACCGTCGAGTGGATCAGCAACGTCCGGCAGGAAGTCGCCAAGACCATCAGGATCAAGGACGCGGTTTGCATCGCCTGGACGAAAGACAAGTCCGGCGAGATTGTCGAATCCTCCCCCGTCACGCTGGAAATGGCCGTGCAAGAGGGCTGGTACACCCGCAACGGCAGCAAGTGGCGCACCATGCCGCAGCAGATGGCGCAGTACCGCGCCGCCGCGTTCTTCGGCCGCACCTACAACCCGGAGCTGTTGATGGGCCTGCCGACGGCTGACGAAATTCACGACATTATCGACGTGACGCCGCAGGCGGACGGCACCTATGCAGCGCCGCCAGCCGTCGCGCCGGAAGCAGCCGCACCGGAAGCGACAGCCCGCACCCCGCGCGCCCCGCGTGCCAAACAGGACGCCGCCCAAGCCACCGACGTGACGCCCTCGCCTGCCGCCGAGCCGACCCCGGCACCAGCACCAGCACCAGCACCGGCCGCCGAGCCCGAGCCCGAGCCCGAGCTGACCCAGGCACCGGCCGCCGAAGTCCAGCCCGAGCCGATCCCGGCACCGACCACCGAGCCGACCACCGAGCCGACCCCGGAACCGACCCCGGAACCGACCCCGGCCGCAACCCCGGCCGCAACCCCGGAACCGACCCCGGCACCGGCCGCCAAGAAAGCCGCCGCCAAGGCGACCCCGGCCCCGGCCCCGGCAGCAGCGACCACCAGCGCCAGCGCCCCGGTCCTGTCGCCGCAGAAAATCGCTTTCGTCAAAGCCCAGCTCGATACCACTGGCGGCTGGACGACGGCCGATTTCACGGCCAAGTTCGGCATCACGCCCGATGCCCTGACCGTGCCGCAGTTCCCCGATGTGCTGGCATGGTTCAAGCAACCGAAGCCCGCGAGCGCATAAATGCTGACGTTTGACGAAGCCCGGCACGAATACCGCTTCAACGGCGAGCTGATCCCGTCTGTGACGGGCGTCCTCAAGCCGCTGGTAGATTACTCGGGCATCCACCCGGACGTGCTCAAGCGTGCGAGCGAGCTGGGCACGCTGGTCCACAAGACCACGGAGCTGTATGACGAGGGCGTGCTGGACGAGGACGATCTGGACCCGATCCTGCGCCCTTACCTCGACGGCTGGAAGCTGTTCAGGCATGAGGTGGGATTCGTGCCCGACACCATCGAAAAGCGCATGTACCACCCGACGTTCCGCTACTGCGGCACGTCGGACAGGACCGGCGCGATTCGTGGGCACAAGGCCGTAGTGGACATTAAGAAAATGATGACGCTCGGCCCGGTCATCGGCCCCCAGCTCGCCGCCTACAAGGAAATGCACAACCTCGAAGGCGCGGGCATCGAAAAGCGCTTCGCCCTGGGCCTGCGCCCGGATGGCACCTATCGCCTGCAAGAGTTCGCCGACCCGAGCGACCTACCCTGCTTTATGTCCCTGCTGACGATGATGCGCGCGCAGGAAACGATTAATAACTGGAGAGCCAAGCATGGCAAGTAAGAAAATCAAGGTGGACACCGCCGCGAACGATGGGGGCGCGGCTGATCTGGCCGTGTTGCCAGCGGACGCCCCGAAGGGCACGGACCTGATGGCCGAAGCCGCCACCGTCTGCGAATCCCTGTGCGTTACCGTGATCGACAGCCCCATCATGTACGAGCTGGCGGCCACGGAGCTGCAAGAGCTGCAAGCGAAGTACAAGGCGCTGGAAGATAAGCGCTTCGCCATCACCCGCCCGATGGACGCGGCCAAGAAAGCCGTCATGAGCCTGTTCAATCCGGCGCTCGACCGCCTCAATACGGCCATCACCGGCCTCAAGGCGTCGATGCTGGAATACGACCGCGAGGAAAAGCGCAAGGCCGCCATCAAGCAGCAATTGCTGGACAAGATCGCCGCCGACCAGAAGGCCGCGCTGGCGGCCGAGGCCGCCCGGCAGGCCGAGGAAGCGCGCGTGCAGTCCGAGCGCGCCGCGCAGCTCATGGAGAAGGGCGACAGCGCCGGGTTCAACGAGGCCATGACCGCCGCCGAGACTGCGCAGGAAATGGCAGCGGCCCTTTCGCAGACTGGCGCAGTTGTCAGCGCGGCGACGGCGCTCACGGCCGTGCCGACCGTCGCAGGCATCACCACTGCCGACGTGTGGAAGGCCCGCGTTACCGACCTCCCTGCCCTGCTGCGCTTCGTCGCCGATCACCCGGAATATCACGACTGGATCGAGGTCAAGATGACCGGCCTGCACGATATGGCGAAGGCCCAGCGTACCGAACTGCGCGTGCCCGGCGTCGAGGCGTTCGAGGAATCCCGCATCGCCGCCGCTCGCAAGGCGGCATAAGCATCACCGGGCAGGCCCGCCCTGCCCTTCCAAAAACGAGAACCGAAAGAACCGAGAATAACCATGTGGATCAGAAACGCCCAGGTGTACCGCCTCCCCGCCCCCTACGCAATGACTGCCGAAAAGCTGGCTGAGGCCATCGCGCATCAAAAATTCGTGCCTTGCACCAGCATGGAAAAGGACCGCTCGGGCTGGGTTGCGCCCTTCCCCGACGGTGAGCTGGTGCATGTGGTGAACCGCCAGTATTTCCTGAAGCTCTGCACGCAAACCAAGGTGCTGCCGGGCTCAGTCGTGAACAAGGAGCTGAAGGCGCGCGCCGCCGCCCTGGAAGAACAACAGGGCTTCGCGCCTGGGAAGAAGGCCACCAAGGAGCTGAAGGAGCGCATCACCGACGAGCTGCTGGCGAAGGCGTTCGCGAAGGACGAGCACATGCTGGTCTGGATCGACCCGGTGAACGGCTGGCTGGTCATCGACGCGGCCAGCGCCAGCAAGGCCGATGCCGTGGTGAAGCTGCTGCTGAAGGCCATCGACAAGCTGCCGCTCGAATCGCTGCGCGTGCAGCGCTCGCCGGTTGCCGTCATGACCGGCTGGCTGGAGTCGGACGAAGCCCCGTATAACTTCACGATGGATCAGGATGCGACCCTGAAGGCGACCGGCGAGAGCAACGCCACGGTGCGCTACCAGCGTCACAGCCTGGACCCGGAGGATATGCGCCGCCACATCGCCGCAGGCAAGCAGTGCGTGCGGCTGGCGATGACGTGGAACAGCCGCGTGTCGTTCGTGCTGGACGAGTCGCTGACCATCAAGGGCATCAAGCCACTCGATGTCATCAAGGAAGGCACCGCGATCACCTACAGCGATCAGGAGCGCGCCGACAACGACCTCATGCTGATGTCTGGCGAGCTGTCGAAGCTCCTGGGCGATCTGGTCGAGGCGATGGGCGGCGAGGCGAAGGATGGCGAAGCGGGCAGCGATGGCCAGCAGCAGATCGCCGATGGCAGTGCCCACGAGGCGGTCCGCAAGCTGCACCAGATGGCCGCGAGCGAGGGCGTGAGCGCCACCCTGATCTACGGTGACAAGTCCGTGACGTTCGGCGCGAAGCTACCGCCTGATGGCGAAGGCGACGACGCCGCCATGTACGAAAAGGCCGTCGCTATCGTGCGTCAGCACCAGCGCGCATCTATCTCCCTGGTCCAGCGCCACCTCGCCATCGGCTACAACCGCGCCGCGCGCCTGATGGAACAAATGGAAGCCAAGGGCGTCGTCGGCCCGATGGAGTCGAACGGAAACCGCACCATCATCAACCAATAACAACAGGAGAACCGCCCCATGAATACCACGAAAACCCCTGCCGCTGCCGCCGCATCGCAGTTTGTGTCCCTCAAGGCCGCTGCCGAGGACAAGGCTAATCCAGCCGTCGGCAAGGAAACCACTTTCAAGGTTGACCCGCGTGTGATCGAGATTCAGCCGGGCTTTAACCGGCCGATCAGCCGCGAGCACGTCGAACAGCTCAAGACCTCGATTCGCAACGGCGCGACCCTGCCACCGATCTTCGTCCGCGTCGAGCCGGGCCGCATCATCATGGTGGATGGCGAGCACCGCTGGATCGCCGTCATGGAGCTGATCGCCGATGGCATGGAAATCCCGTTTATGTCGGCCATCCAGTTCCGGGGCAGCGACGCCGACGCCATCGCGCACTTGCTCACCAGCGCGCAAGGGCAGGCAATCTCGCCGCTCGACCAGGGCATCCAGTATCTCAAGCTGGTGCGCCTGCACTGGGACGTGAAGATGATCGCCGCGCGTACCGGCAAGAGCACCACGCACATTGAAAACTGCCTGACGCTGGCCGAGGCGAATACCGACGTGCAGCAGGCCGTGCGTAACGGCGAGGTCGCAAGCTCGCTGGCCGTCGATCTGGTCAAGGAACACGGCCCCGAGGCCGGGAAGGTTATTCAAACCGAGCTGGTCAAGGCCAAGGACAGCGGCAAAACCAAGGTGACGCGCGCCAGCGTGCAGGGGCGCGCGGTGCCGCGCAAGCTGGTGGATCGCGTCGAGAGCAACATGCGGACCCTGTTCGAGTCGCGGCCGGACCTGACGGCCGAGGGACTGGCCGAGCTGCCCGAGGGTGCTTCGGTATCGGTTCCGGCCGCCCTGCTGGCCGAGCTGCGCGCCGCACATGATGAGGTGCAGAAGATGCGCGCCAAGGAAGCGGCGGCCGCTGCGGCTGCGCCCCAGGCACCAGCCACCCCCGAGGAAGGCACCGGCAACGAATAATGCAACTCTCATTCTTTGATGAGCTTGACGCGCCCGCACCGGCACCCGCCCAGGTTGCGGTCGCGTCACGAATAATCGAGACTCCGCATGCGCGCTGCCCGGCGTGCGGCTCGATGTTCCTGGCAGTCGAGTGGCTGGCATGGCGCAAGGCTGGTTACTGTCGTGAATCACATCAACCCAAATGATAGCGAATCACATAACTCCATATTATTTGTATCCACATCATTTCATGTGACATCACATCAGATGATGTGATGTCAACTCACATAACTCAGCCGCCACGCCCGTTACAAGGAGTTGGCGGCTTTTCGCGCCGAATGCGATGTTAATTGATGTCAAATGATGTCATATCACATCAAGTTAAGTAGGCAAAATCGATATGATGTGATGTTATATCAATCTATGTCATCTTAAATAATTCAATATCGCATTAGGTGATTTAATGTGACTCGACACGGAATAGCCTCATGTAAATCCATTTGAAATAGTTCAACATGGTATTAGATTTCCCTTGCGTGAACTTATAAAGAGTCTGATAATCGCGAGTGTTATCAATCCACCAAGGGGAAGCGCATGAATGTCTTGATCGCAGGCGAGAAGGGCGGCACCGGGAAAACCACCACGTCAATTAACATGGCCGTGGCGCGCGCGCTGGCGAGCCGTGATGTGCTGCTGGTGAACGCCGACAAGCAAAACAGCGCTGCGGAGTGGGCGGCGATCCGGGCTAGAGAGAAAATCGCGCCGAATATCACTTGCGTTTCGATTCTCGGGGCAACGCTGGCCGACGAAATCCGCAGGCTCGAAGGGAAGTTTGAGGACATTATCATCGACGCAGGCGGCATCGACTCGCTCGAACTGCGCTCGGGGATGCTGGTCGCCGACGTGATCGTGACGCCTGCCCGCCCGTCCCAGTTCGACGTTTTCACGCTGGCGAAGATGGACAAACTTGTGGCCGAGGCAAAGGCGTTCAACACGAAGCTCACGGCCGCGATCCTCTGCAATTGCGCGCCGACGCACCCGAACAGCACCGATGCGCAGGAAATGGCCGAGTACGTCGATGGCCTGCAAAACTACACGATGCTGCAAACTATCGTCCGCCAGCGCAAGGTGTACCAGAACTGCGCCCGCGACGGCATGGGCGCGCTCGAATACGTCCGGGGCGATGAAAAGGCAATCGCTGAAATGACCGCCCTCGCTGCGGAGATTTGGGCATGAACCAGAAAAAGAAACAGGGCTTTCGTAGCCCGAGCGAGTTTGTCGAGGCTGCGAACGAAGCGCCCGCCTTGATGCACGTTGATCCGGCAGGCGGCGTCACAGTCGTCAAGGCGGGCGACAGCGCCACAGCGCCAGCGCCAGAACTGACCCCGGCACCCACTCCAGCACCGGCCCAGGCAGCAGGGGAGGGCGCACCGGCTGCACAGGAGGCCGCACAGGCAACGAACGAGGGCAAACCGGCACAAGCACCAGCGCCAGCGAAGGACAAGCCCCAGCGGCCCGCAAAACCGGCCGCTGACAAGCCCGGCATCCACACGCACAGGCGCGCGGACGACGGCCCGCCCGAGCCGCCCCCGGCACCGTGGGACAGCGAAAGCCCGGACATCAAGGGTCCGGGCTATCAATACCGCTTCGACAAGCGCCTACACGCGCAGATTCAGTGGATTTCGGACAACGTACCGCAGCACAAGTCCATGCAAGTCGTCATCGACAAGGCCGTGCGCGCATACGTCGCCGAAGTCCTCGAAAAGCACTACAAGCCCGAATGACCTGGGCCGCCTGCATCCCCAGCGCCGACTGCCGCCAGTTGGCGCGTTTCAGCCTCGTATTCCTTCGCGCAGTCGCCTGAGCACCAATGTGCTTTAGGCGGCACCTTGTAGCCGCAGAAGTGGCACTTCCCATCCGGGTACAGCGTCCCGGCCGCGCGCCGCTCAATTCGCGCCTGCTTGCTTAAACTCACTTCGACACCTCCGCATCCCCGTAAAAACCATTCTCGCGCGCGAACTGCTGGTGCCCACGCGCTACTGCGGCGGTCTTGTCTGCTTCCTTTTCCAGTCGTCCAACGCCTTCTGTAAATCGGTCAACAGCTCGCTGTACTTCTTCTGGAAATACAACGGTTCCGGCAGCGGTGCCATCAGGTCCGCTGGCACCTGCGGCTTTGACTTCGGCGGCAGCGTCACCACAACCGGAGAAGGCAAGGGCTGGGAGGCGCACGCTTGCAACAGGAGGGCGGTAATCGAGCACGCCAGCAACTTCCTTTTGAAATCCATCGGATACCTTTCTGGCTTTCGCCTCATTTTCCTTTTGTTCATGCGCGTTTGCCTCGACGCCATTAAGCACTGCCGTAACTACCGCATCCTTCCGTGTGCTCTCCACACGGCCCTGCCCAACCTGCTGCGCGTTGCGGCCCGCGCTGTAGGCAAAGTAATGCGACCCTGCCAGCAGCAGCGCCAGCACCAGCGCCACTACGGCCTTGATAGTTCCGCTCATGCGATGATCCTTTCTGCGGCGTTGAGGAAGGCAAGCCGGTCCTGATAGCCGATGGCGTCGCCCTCGGCGTCGGTCTGGTGCCCGATGTTGATGGCATCAGAAACGCCGTCGAAGTCGTTTTTGTCGGCCAGCTCGTTGCAGCCGTGGGTTTTCCAGAACCACGCGGCCGAGCGGCAAGCGCCTTCCGGGGTGCGCAGCCAGTCGCCCACCTTGCGCAGCTCGATCCCGAAGTAATCGGCGCATTTCTTCTGGTTGTCGCGGAACGTGAGCCCGATAAGGCCCGCGCCACGATGGAGCCACCCATCGCCGCTCGCCTCGTCGCGGTTTCCGCCGCGATCCGCATAGACCCGATTCGCGAGGGCTTCGGGCTTGTGCGCGTAGTGGCTCGCCACCGCGAGGGTAGGGAAGCGGCGCGGCCATACCTGCATCAAACGCTCGGCGCTGTAGTCCATGCACTCGACGGTAGAGCGGAGCTGGCCGGATTCCACGGCGATCTGCGCGAGGAACATTTCGACGCGGCGCTCGGTCGTAATGCCGAATTCCCGCATGGCGGCATTCAGGGGCTCGACAAAGGCCGCAGCCACGGCGCGCGCGCCGGGCATGACCCGCGTTATCTGGTCGAGCGTGACGCTTACCTGCATAGCTCCACCACCGCCAGCAGCGCGATCAGGGACAGGGCCATCGTACCCAGTGTCCGGGTCTTGAGGCGCGGGTTAAGCACGCCCCACAGGCATACGCTGACCACGATAAAGAGTGCGGTTTTCAGGAGCATTATTTGTCGCCCCCGAAGTAGCGGCGCTTGATGGTGCCGATGATGTCCGCATTGTTAATCTCGGTGAACAGCTCGCGGCAGGTAGCCAAAGCGAACAGGCCGACAAGGAACTCGATGCCGGAATGGACGCGCGGGCCTGCGATGCTGAAGAATTCGATCAGGGCCGGGGCGACGTAGATCGCACACGCGAAGCCAACGCCAAAGGAAATCAGCCGCTGGGAGCGGTTCAGGTCCGCCCCCAAAAACTTGAGCGATACCGCCGCACCGGCCGCGCCGGGTAGGTAGCTGATCGCGGCTTTCGCCAGGGCCGAAAAAATCGCCGCGAGCGTTGCTACTGGTTCTGCCATGTGGGTTCTCCAAACTGCCGCTACCGCGACAGTGCCTTACCTAAATTCCCGATAGATCGGATGACAATATCGAGCCGTTCAACCACAGCCAAGTCGATCTTCTGGCGCGCTTCCTGCGACTTCCTCCAGTCGCTGAATGCCTTGCTCTCGAAGATCGTTTGCACGTCCGACCGGCGCATGAGCTGCGCCTTGCCGTAGTCGATACCGAAGTTTAAGAACAAAGTCGCGAGGACTTCGCTATGCTTTTCCTGCAAGTGAAAGCGCGACCGCGCCGATGCAGGCAAGAACGAGAAATCGGGCCGGTGGCGTCAGCGCCCCGGCCTCCTTTGGAAGAACGACGACGCCCTGATCGTCAAACCAGATCGAGAAGAATTGACTGTCGCGCTCGACCGCCTCGCGGTATCGCGCGAACAGCACGTCGAAGCTCGAACTGGGGAATTCGCGCAGTACGCCGATCCGCTTTTCCAGCCATGCGGCGTAGTCGGTCGTTTCCGTCACCGGGTCCGGGTGCTGCTCGCCTTGGCGCAGCAGTTGCGCCGCCATGCCGCCGATGAGCCAGTGCGCGCGGCCGCTCAGGTCAGATTCGAGCTGTAGCGCCTCCAGAACCTCCGCAGCGGCCCCGGACAGGGGAACGAGGGTCCAACTATCCCCGAGCGCGCTGAAGGTCGCTGGGGCGGCCGGAAGATCCCGCTGCATATCGAGGTAGTCGGATACCTTGGACACTTCCGTGACGGCGTAATCCGGCCGGTCGTCGCGGGTATGGATGCAGTAGTGCGCAAGCGCCAGCAGGCGCTCGCTGACGCTCCATGCGCGCGGGTCCGAAAGGTGCTTGGGGCTCGATGCGGTAGCGCTTTCGACTGCGCGGGACAGAAACTCGGTCAGCGCTTTCTCGTGCGCGTTTTCGGGCAGATGGCACAGGGCGATTTCGTCGCCGATGGACAGCTCGTGCAACTGGGCATCCACGCGGCGCGTGCGCAGCGGTGAAAAAACGATCATAGGTAGATTTTCCGGTAGTCCGCCCGGTCGAGCGCAGCCAGGGTGGCAAGCGTGATCTGCACGCTGCACGCCGTCATAACGCCCTTGTCGGTTCGCGGGTTGGTGATGGGTTCAGAGACACTTTCAATGACCATCGGCTGATAGGTCATATCGCCGTACCGCATGCCGACGACCTGCGGCGTCAGCGACGGGAAAAGCGTATCGAACATATTTTGGTTCGCGCCGTTCTTGATGGCCCCGGCCACCAGTCCATCGGCGGCGAGCATTTGCGGCAGCGCCCATTCCTTCAGCTTCAGGATCGGCTCGCGCACCTCCTTTACCGCGTCCTTGAAGGCGCGGAAGTGCAGCGTGAAAGTCAGTTTGATCGGCGGCATGCCGCTGAAAATCTGCGTGCTGTTCAGCTTCGTGATGCCGGTCTTGCCTTCGATCTTGCGGGATATGTCGGCCGACTGCTTCGCCAGATCGCCGAGCATATCGGGCATGATCCCGGCGCTGCCGATACCCTGGAGCATGGAGGTCAGCGAGCCGGACTGAAGCATCGCGGACAGTGCTGGGGCTTTCGACTCTGCCCCGGCGTTCTCGAACGGGCTATTCCAGTTCAGGGTCAGCTCGCTTGTGCCGTCCGTCATTGGCGCATGCACCTCGATCCCGTCGTCCGCCACGTACTGATCGGCCACCGTGCCGTCTTTCTTGCGGCCTTGTTCCCAGCCCGAGCCGTCCGCGAGCTTGCGGACAGGGTAGAAGCGCGCCAGCAGGTGCGGCGATAGGCCGGTCCAGTCGGAGCTTAGGACTTTGGTTTTGTTGCCACGGACGACAACGGTAGGGATGTTGGAATCTGCCATGCGCAAAGTATGTGCGCGGCCCTTGCGGGCGGTCCCGGCGCTTTTCCTACAGGCGAAAAAAAGGCGGGGATTCCCCCGCCCTTGGCGCTTGGTGCGCGGCCCAGGTTACAGGCCAGCCGCCTTGCGAATGCGATTCGACTTGATGCGGTGCATGGTAGCCGTCGCCGAGTGCGACTTGCGGAGCATCTTGCGGATCGAGATTTTCTGCTTGGCCGACAGGCGAACATGGCCGGACACGCGCTTGTTGATGCGCACCTTACGGCCGCCGCGCACGACAACCTTTTTCTTGTACACGGCATCGAACACTGCGCTGTCCGAGTCGGCGTCGAAAGCGAAGGAGTCCATATCCTCGGCCGATGCTTCCTCGCCTTCCGGCAGGGCAGTCACGATCAGGTCATAGGCGCGATCCGCAGCAGCCGCACCCCAGTTGTTCAGCAGGGCGTCGCAGTCGTCGTCCGAAACGCCCTTCGACAGCAGGTAGTCCCACATATTTTCGAGGACGGTATCGCAAACGGCCTGCTCGTCGTCGGTGATTTCGCCGTCCTTGTCGGCATCGGCCACGCCGACGACCATCGACATCAGGCGGTCGGCCATCGACTCGCCATCGGCCAGATCGTCGGGCGAGGTTTCCGCCCACTGCTGGATGACCGCAGCGGCCTTCAGGCGCAGATCGGCGGTGGCATAGGCCGCCGCCCCTTGCGGGGCTCCTGCACCAGTGGCGCTATCCAGCACCGTTTTCGACTGCGAGCCCTCGGCCGACAGGCTACGCATAGCCATCGCCAGGGGGGATTGATTCATCATTCAAGTGCTCCTTATCGCGAAAGGGTTTGGGTAACGGTGATTGCGCGAACCACGCCGTCGTAATGCAGGCTGTAGGTCACGTCCATACGGTCGGCCGGGCGCACCGCGTTGCGCTTTACGTCGAAGGCATAGCCGTTGTCGCCGAGTTCCGGCTCATCCGAGGCCACCAGCCAGCCGGACGAGCGCGCAGCGTCGAAAGTCGCCTTCAGGAACTTGCGCATCTTGGCGGTGGCCGGGTCCATCGGCAGTTGCACGACTTCCTTGCCGTACTTCGCCACCATGTCGTCCAGCGATGCGCTCATTTCGGCGACGGAAATCAGCTTGCGGTAGGACGTGGAAACCTTCGCGCAGGTGAGCGAGTCGGTGAACACGTAGCGGCCGCCGCCGTTGTAGCGCTCGTAAATGACCGGGTTGATCTTCGCCAGCGCCAGATCGTTCAGCTCGGGATCGCTCGGGGTATAGAGCTGCTTGACGCCGGTACGCGCCAGCGGCCATTCCTTGCCCGCGACCGGCGTGTTCTTCGGTGCCAGCCCGTAGGCGTTGGTCTGCGCGTTTCGGGCGCAGCGCAGGCCGACGTTGTAGGCCGAGGTGCCGATGACCGCCTTGCCACCATTTACCGGGTCGTCTGACTGCAACGGTGCCCAGTATGCTTGGCAGTAGTGCGAGTCCAGGCCGAGCTGTGCGATGAAGGCTGCGGCAGCGGCCGGGGTCAGGTTGCCCGGAATGTCGAACACGAATTGGCGATTCGCGCGCACCGCGAGCTGCCCGAGCTTCGACAGCAGCGCAGCCGCTTGAGAGCCGCCGCCCACGATGTAGGCGAAGTCGTTCGGGCTGTTCTCCAGCAGGCTGATCGCCTTGTCGTAGTTCGCGACGGTGTAGCCGGTGCCGCCTTCGGTGAACAGCACCAGCGGCGACGCGCCACTCGTTGCGATCTTGGTGGTGCCGTCGGCATTGCGGCCGTAGCAGTCGGCAGTAATCGGGATCGACGCGCCAGCGGCGACGTTGATCGTGATTTCATCGGTTTGCTTCGCGATGACGGAGCCGATGAAATAGTCCTGCCCGAAGTCGTCCACGGCGGCTGGGTCCAGCGAGCCGGTGAACTCGAACATCAGGTTGCCGTTCGGCTCGCGCACGCGCAGGGTGATGACTTTGGCCGGGGCCGAGGTCACGCCGTCCGCGCCCAGCACCTTGTCGGCCTGGACTTCGAGCTGGATGCCGTCGTTGAAGCAGCCGAGGTGCTGGAGATAGAACAGGAACGGGGCAACCGGCACGGTCGGGCTGACCGTAAATGCCGATGCGCTGCCGGTGATGTTGAACACCGCGTAGCTGTTGACTGCCGCATCGGTGACGAGGCGCGTGAGCACCAGTTCCGATGCGCCGCCGTCGAGCGCTTCGACCGCATGGACATACGCCTCGTTCAGCGCAGAAATGCGGATCGACTCGGGCGCACCCAGGACCGACAGCCGGTTGCCGCGATTGACCTTGAACGGCGCGTCGATGCGGCCGCGACGGAAGCGGCCGATGAGGGCCGCAACCTGATCGCTTGCATCGGCGGCGAAACCATCCGTGTTGTCACGGAGCGGGTTAAGCTGGACGCCGGGTTGCGCGCCAAGTTGGCGCGTATGAGAATAGAACATGGGTTGCGTTCCTTCGCGTTATTCGACTTCGGTGACGCGCAGGGCCGGTTCTTCAGCGTCCCGGTGCGTATCGTTCAGCGACATGATCTGCTGGCAGTCCGATTCCATGCGGGTGATCTCGTCCTGATCGTTGACGGCGACGCTCACGCGCTCATGGCCTGCAACGTACTGGCCCGCGACCACGTAGGGGATCGGCGTGTCGTTGATGATCTGGACCAGTCGCGGGAACCACGGAGCGGCCTGCTCGATGATCGTTGCGGTGCCGCCCTGCGTGCCGTCGGCTACGCCCTGCTTCGCGTCGGCGCTGTTCAGTGCCGGGTCTGCTGCGCCCTTGTCTGCCGGTTCCGTGGAACCGGCAGCAGGCGCGGTGCCTGCTGCCTTCTTTACCATTTGTTGTTACCGCCTTTCGTATAGTTTCAGGGTGATGTACCAGCCTGGATTACTTCAGGTTCAGAATGGTAATCAGCGCGCAGCCCTTGGACGAGTAGCTGTGCGGGTTGGTCGCGGTGAAGCTGCGGGCATGGAAGGCGTAGCCCGACTTCATGTTTTCCTGCACGCCCAGCGCCTCGAAGGTCGGGGCCGATGCGTCGCCGAAGATGATCGGGCAGCGCGCGGTCTGCGAGCTGCGGCCGACGGCGATGATTTCCGAGGCAGTGCCATCGGCCGACTCGTTGACCACTTTCGGGCTGTAGTACACCTCGTACATGCCGAACAGGCGGCCGACGCGGTAGATGCCAGGACGTGCGGTGATACCCGACGGCTCGAACAGCTCGCGCGGCATGCCGAGGAACTGGGCGGCCACGAACTTGCCCACGTACAGGTGGGTGATGCCGTGGTCGGCGGTATCTTCGGCCATCTTCTGCGAGGCCGAGCCCAGGACCGCAGCGAAGTCCTGCCAGATTTGCGAGCGGGTTTTCTGCTGGATTTGCGCCGCGTACTGGAAGTCGTAGGTCACGGCGTTCTGGTACTTGCCGATCATCTTGACCTTGCGCAGCGCGTCATAGTGGCGCTCCATCGCGAACTGGCCGCGAACTGCCAGCATCGCCTCGGCACCGGCATCGACGCCAACTTCATTGGCGAACTGCGAGCGGGCTTCCGGGGTGATCGAGTACAGGCCACGGAACGGGTTGGCGAACAGTTGGAACATCGACGCCTGCACGGACATGCGCGGGGTGATCGAGCTGTCGGCTTCGTAGTCCACAAAGGCTTCGCAGGTGACGACGGTGCCGTTCGGGAAGGCCGGGGTCGGGGTCACGACGATTTCGCCGCTGGCGGGCTTCGCGGTGCCGCTGATCGCGTAGTCGGTGCCGCCCAGGTTGACGGTGCCGGTCAGCGGGACGGTCGCGGCGGTGCTCGGGCCATTGACGATTTCGGTTGCGGCGCGCTGGCCGTTGACGTACACGATGGCGCGGCCGCGCAGCAGGTTCACCGGGGTGCCGGTGCCGTCGGCGCTGCCGGTGAAGGTGAACTTGTAGTTTGCGGTATCGTTCGGGGCCGACAGCTCTTTCACGCGGGCCGACGACAGGTAGCCGCCGCCAGCGGCAACGCCGTCCATGATGTCGGACAGCTTGTAGTCGCCCCAGGCGCTACCGGCGAGGTGGTTGACGACGATCAGGCGCGCTTCGTTCGAGCCCTTGTCGGCGGGCAGGTAGCCAGCGAACGGGGTTGCTTCGGCCATCGCGCCCATGATCGCGACCAGCGGCGCGTTCGGGTTAATGCCGATCTGGTCGTGGTGGCCGTTCGTCACCGAGTCGAACACCGTCGATGCTTGGTGGATCGCCGACAGGATCAGGTCGCCGGTCGGGCGGAAGCCGTGCTCACGCTCGAAGGTGGCCGCGCCGTCGAAAATCGCCTTGATGGTCTTTTCTTCGTCGGTGGTCTTGCCCAGCAGTTCGGTCAGGACGAGCGGGGCATTGGAGCCCGATTCGTTCTTGATGGCGTCCATCGCCGAATGTGCCGCTGCTGCCGAATCCAGACGCATGCCCGGCTTCGATTCTGCGCTCATCACGTCGCTGACGAACGATTGCAGCTTTACTTCGTCAAGCTTGGTGTACTTGGGGGTAGTTCCGCTCATGCTTCTTCCTTCATAAATGGGATGTAAATTCACTTTCAACAAATGCGCGGAACCCCGCACACGAAACTGAGCCTTCATTGTCAAGGCGGCGGGAGGCGGCCCGCCGCCCAGTTTTCCTAAGCGGCTTGCGCCGTCAGGGATGCCAGCGTTTCCCGCGCCACGCCGATTGCCTCGTCCACGGCCGCGATCCGGTCACGCAATACCTTCTCCATCTTCGGCGCGGCGGTACGAATCGACTTGGGTAGCGTTACCTTGACCTTCGCGAGCGCCGCCTGGAACTTCGCGCGGCCCTTGTTCATGGCCGCCGCGATTTCGATGACAGCCTGTGCATGGTCGTGCTGCTCCTTCAGCGGGAACAGCTTGCCGTTGATCTTGACCTGATACACGTCGCCAGTGCTCTTGATGCCGAAGCTGACCGTTTGTGAGTCTGCGAAGCCGAATTGCACCTCGCGGTAGGACTGGCCCGCCGTGCGGCGCACCTTGGCGTCCACGTCCACGCTCGTGACGGTGGCCCCGGCTTGCGCGAAGTAGCGCTTCGCCGCCTTGATGGAGCCGTCCTTGTGCGACAGCTCGAAGAAATCGAAAATGAGTGTGTTGTTTGCCATGCTCCCGCCTTTAAGTTGGTGTACCAGTAGTGCCCGAGCCCGTCGCGACGCCGCTGTGCTTGTGATCGCTGCCGATGTTCTTGCCGTTGTTCGTGACGGTGCCGCCGATGCTCGCGCCTCCAGTGCCCGTCATGCCCGCCTTGTAGGTGAAAGCGCCCTGCACCTCGACCTTGCCGGTAAAGGTGGAGTCAGCCGAATCGACCAGCACCTTTGGCGATGTCACCGTGGCCTGCTTGCTCGCGTTCACAACCGCCTCGGGCGTGTTGATCGTCACTTTTGCGCCCGCGTCGATGATGAATTCACCATCTGCCGTGAACTGGAAGTTTGCATGCTCGAATCTGCGCCAGTCGATGCCGTTTTCCTCCTGCCTGGGGCGGTAGCCGACGATGACCGGGTAGCGCGGATCGCCGCCGACGAAGGCCAGCCAAACCCGGTCGCCGGGCTTGACGCGGATTTCCGTATGCTCGCTCTTGTCGCCGACGGGGTTGCAGAACTGCGCCTCGGGCAAGTCAGTTGCGCCATCGGTCAGGCCGGGAATCCGCACCTTCGCAATACGCGCCTCCCGGTCGATGGAATCCACTTCAGCAGGCATCAGGCCAATCACGACAGTCCTCCCAGCCAGAGGCGCGAATACTGCTTTGCGCCGCCGCCATCCACGTTGTTTTGCAGGTAGTGCGCCGCCGTCATCACGACCAGCGGCACGTTTTGGACGTTCAGGACATCCCCGGCCCGGATGCCCAGGCTTGGCATGCAGGTGATGACCTTGCGGCGCACCAGCACGCGCCCCATCAGGCCCAGCTCGCGCGTGTTCTTGCGCGAGGTGTAGGCCATCGCCTGCCCCTCGGCGCGCTGCTCGCCCATCAGAAACTTGCCGTCCGGGCCGACGGAGAAATAGACCGGGATTTCGTCACTCTCCAGAAAGCTGCTACGGATGTCCTCGGAGGCAATCGCCGCCACGCTCTGCACCGGCTCTTGTGCCAGCACGTCGCGCAGGCGCATTAAGCCGATCTTCCCCGCGCGCCAGATCAGCACCGCCGATTCCTCCTGCAACACCTTGGCAAGCTGGAAGGTCGGAACATCGCCCTTGAAGCAAGCGAAGCGCCCGATGTTGATGTCGCCGCTGACGGCCATCGTTGCGCCGCAGGAGCGATAGATGGACGCGAAGCTGGCATTGTTCGCGATGACGGCCGCGCGCCGCCTGCGGGCCACGTTGACCACGGATTCAGGAAATGCCGTGATCGACACGGCCGACATCGGATAGGAGCCCTGGGTGAGCCCGCCCGCGTTCTTCATCGGCTCGCACTTGATGATGCGGAAGTCGATTTCGTTCACGCGGATCACGCTGCCGTCTTGGAAGTCGCTCGCGGTTTCCGGCGTCAGGCGTATTTGCGCCTCGAACGTCAGTGGGATCGGGGCCAAGTCGTAGCGCAGGCAGGCCGACAGGACCATATCGCCGCGCAGGCCGTTCACAGAAATCATGGGCGTCCCTGCTGGTGCTGGCGGTATGCGTCATGCCCGATCACGCCCTTGCAGCGGCGGCAGGCGTAATGCGACGGAGAGCGGCTATTCAGCGCGGCGAAGTCATGCTCGGCGCAGGCAGCGAGCGCGGCCTCGTTCTCCGCTGCCATTTCGGCGGCAGTGGCCTTGATGTCGGCCATATCCAGATCGACGTGCATCAGATCGACTCGGGCACCGCCGAGAAAGCGAGGCGCGGCAAGTCCACCGTTTCATACTGCCGGATGTCGCCCTCAATCGAATTCACGTCGCGGCCGTACACGTCCACGCCCTGCATGCGCGAGGCTTCGAGGGCGCGGGCGTTCTCCCGCTCGACGTACAGCATGAACAGGGGCTTGATGACGCCCCATTCGGCCGGGGCAATCGGCAGGCTGTCGTTGATGGCGGCCAGCTCGTCGGCGCTATCCGGCGCGACGCCCGACAGGTCGCCCCAGGTCGCGAACTGGCGGGCCGCCGCGACGGCCAGCTCCAGCACCTTGTCATCTTCAATGACGAGGCCGAAAACCCAGTTGACCGATACGGCCAGATCATTGAGCGTCACGCCGGTTCCTTAGATATTGCCGGAGATTTTTTCGCCGAAGTAGTGGAAGAACAGCGTGCCGGAAATGGTCGTCACCTGCGAACGGTTCTCCCAGTCGCGGTCAGGGTTCTCGAATTGCAGGAAGCAATCCACGATGCGGCAGCCGCGCGAATGGCGCTCCAGCGTGCCCTCGTACACGGCCGCCTGGAACTTGTTGCCCTGCGCTGCAATCTGCTCGATGAAGGTTTCGAGGTCGCCGCGCACGGTTTCGTAGAACGAGACTTGGCCTTGCATTGCCGGGTTGAGCTGCTGCTGTTGCCATTGCTTGCTGCCCATCGGGGAAGCGATTTCGATTTCGCCTGCGGTCGAGAGGATCGGCCAGGGGAATTGCTTGCACAGCAGGCGCAAATGCTCGAAGCCGTCGATGACGAACATCGCGTCCGAGGAAACGGACTTGTCGCCCAGGGCTTTAACGAGCCCGTAGGATTGCGCCAGGAATGCCGGGGTGGAAACAGTCATGTATCACCTGTAAAAGTGGAGGTTCGATAACCCACTTTACGGCCTGCCAGGGTAGCCCTCGGCCCGACTTTTCCTATCAAAAAAAAAGCCCGCCGAAGCGGGCCAAATCCATGAGGGCGCGTCAGAAACGCCGGGGCATTTCTCCCGATATTTTCGACAGCCTCGGGGCGAGATACGGCTGGAATTCCTCGGGGCGGGTGACGATCCGCGCGCGCTCCAGCGCATACATCGCCTTCAGCAGCAATTCGCCGTTGGTGAAGTATTCATTTTGCGGCGCGTTGATCGCGCGGCTCGCCTCCTTGTCGATGACAGCCGAGGACACAACATAGGAAATGCAATACTCCACATCGCGCCCGACGTGCTTGTTTCGGCGGCTGGTATCGAGCCCGGCATAGCAGTTTTCCGCCTCCTGCACGAGCCCGGTGACGCCGGTTTTCCTGTACGTCGCGAGCGCAGCATCCATCGCCCGCTCGATGTTCCTGTTGCTGTCCCACGAGTCGGCCAGCGCGGGGAGGCTGGCCGCCAGCAGCGCGCCAGCCAAGATGAGCTTTTTGAACATGGTTCCTCCTGAATGGTTTGTTGCTAGTGTGACATAGTTATGTGCCAGCCTGCAAATTACCCGCTGATGCCTCCGGTTGCGATCTGCGCCAGCCTGCGGTCGCGCACGTCCTGATTCGCCATCTGGTCGTTCGCCAGCGTCACGACCGTAGGGCCATCGCTGTTCAGCTTTACCGGGACTTCCGCGCGGGGCGCAGCCGACGGCACCGGCGGGGCGCTGACCGCCGCCGCTGGGATACTGGCCGGGGGAGGCAGGCGCGATAGGCCGGGGGCGGTCGTCGTCACGCTTGGAACGCTTGCGCCTGGGGCGGCCGTCGCTATCGGCACCGGCCCGCTCGCGGCCGGGGTGGCGGCTGTCTGCGACGACTTGCCGATGATCGGGCTGGCGCGAGCTTCCAGCGCCGCGCTGTTCTTGTCCATGTACTCCTTGGCCGTCTTGGAGCCCGCACCGTAGTTCTTCGCTACCGCGCCCTGCGTCGCTTCGGAGAGCTGGCTGATCGTCTTGCCGCTCGCAGCGCCCGCAATCAGCTCCTTGGCCGCATCCGGCCCCAGTTGGTGCATCATGTACAGGTTTTCGGCCGTCGCGGGCAATCGGGCTTTCCGCAGGATGTCCGCGTTCTGCTTTGCCAGGGCGATGCCGCCAGCGATGTTCTGGTCCTCGTTGAAGCGATCCCGCACGCCGATGCCGGACGCGGTTTTCCCGGTGAGCTGCATGACGCCGATAGCGCCAGTTGAAGAAACGGCGTTCGGATTGCCACCCGACTCCATCGCCGCGAACTTCAGCATCGTTTCCGGGTTCTCCCCGGCCGCCTTTGCCTGGGCGATGATCTTGTCCCGCACGCGATCAGACATGCCGCCCCTCGGGTTGGCGCTGGTGTCTGCGCCGCTGGCCTTGAGCTGGCGGATTCGCTCTGCCTCGGCATCGGTATAGCGCCCATTCTCGGCCAGGGATTCGCCGCCCTTGATGCCGCTGAAGTTGGCCTTGTGCCGGTAGCCGGGCATGATTTTTTCGAGCCAAGAGCCGCCCTTTGTCTGGATCGCATCGGATGCGCCACCGATGCCGCCCTTGATGTCCACGCCGGTTGCGCTCTTGATCGCATCGTTCGCCGCGTTCCCCATGTTGCCGACGATGTTGAGCTTTTCCTTCAGGAAGTTCGCAATCGGCTCCCACAGGCCCATGAACTTTTGGAGAACGTTGTCCCATGCCTTGCCGATCCGGTCGCTCAGCGCCATCCATCCGGCCGTGAGCGCACCGATAATCGCGATCCCGACTGGGCTGAAAATCAGCTTGATCGCCTGCATGATGATCCCGTCGCCGTCGCCGCCACTGCCGCCGCCGTTGCCTTTGATCGCGCGTACCTCGGCCTGACTAAATTCGCGGTCCTCCTTGCGCATCAGGCGCAGTTGCACGAGCATGCGGCGATACCACGGTACGGCCGAATCGCGCTCCTTCTGGCCTCCGCTGAAGCCCCGGCCGATCACTGCCTTGCCGACCGCACCAATGCCCTTCAACGGGCCTGCAACCATGTTGCGCAGCTCGTTCGCCGCCTCAATCGCCGGGTCGATCTTTTCCAGCTCGCCGCTACTGCTCATGCCGCCCTTGATGACATCCTTCAGCCGCGAAAGCATGCCATCCTTGTCGCCCTTCGTGCTGCCGCCGCCATCGCGGCCTTCGCCATTGCCGCCGCCCGAGCCGAAGCGCCCGCGCGCATCACGCGGCTGGGCGCTGGCAGCGCTTGGCTCATTGCCCTGGTTGCGCTGGGATTCTTCCGCCCGGCGCGCGCTGGCGGCCTGCTGCGCCTGCTGGCGCGTAAGCTGGTTCACGGCTCGCTCGACCGTCGCCCCGGCCTCGGCCTGGGGGATGCTTGCCACGAATCGGCCGGTCTGCGGATCGCGCTGGCGCGTGCTGGCGCTTCCTGCGGCCAGGGGCGGGCTCGATGGGTCGCCACGCTGTCCGCTTGCCGCCGCTCGGGCGCTGCCGCCGCTGCCGCCGCTCGGGCGCTGGCGGCTGCTGGCGCTGGTCGTGCGCGCCCGCTGGAGCACGCTGGAGCGCGCACGCCCGCTCAGCAATCGAATCAGCGTGCTCGTGTCGCGCTTGATGCCCTTCAGGAGCGGCGTCGCCGCGTCGGCGCTCAGCCTGCGATCCGCGATGAGAAAGCCATTGTTGTCTGAATCCACTTGTTGCCGCTCCTGTTACATGAAGGTGTCGAACTGGGTAAATACTAGTTGGAGCTGCTGGAGCGTGTCATCGCTGCGCGACAGCTCAATATCAATCGAGGATGGGCGCACCACGAAGGTTTCCTTGTAGCTGCCGAACAGCGAGCCGCCGATTTCGTCAATGGCCGACTGGGTGACGCGCATGGTGATGAGGTAATCGACCGGCAGGCCAATGGTCCCGTCCTGATGCTCGATCTTGGAACACTTGGCATCGAACCACTTCCTGATCGTGCCCTTCGTATCGTCGTAGGTCGTGATGCGCAGCTCGACCCGCTCGGACCCGGTTACGATGTCAAACTGCGCCATCCCGACGGCCTTGGCCTCACTGGTGATCGTCCACGGCCCGTAGGCCACGTCGGTGGCGAACAGGTTGAAGGCATGGCTGATGTCCTTGGAGCCACTCGGGGGCTTCCAGTCCTCGATTTCGAGGAACCACAGATTTTTCTTGGAATACTGCGTCGCCTGGACTTCGGCTGCGATCCGGCGCGCTTCGTCCAGCGTGATCCCGCCCAGCAGCGGGTTTTTCTTCAGCGCCTTGGCGATCTTGCCGGTGACAAACCCGGTGAGGCCATCGGCCACCGCACCCGCGAGGTCGCCGCGCAGGGCGCGCGAGGCGGCCCCTTGCAGGCTTTTCGGCACGAACTTGCCGATCACGGAATTTCCGAGCGACTGGCCGATAGCGCCCAGCGAGGGAATCCGGCTCGATACGTTGGCCGTTATCTGACTTGCGATGGAGTCGAACAGGCTCATCCTTCAGCGCCTCCACCGGCACCGCCGAATCCACCGCCACCGCCACCGAATCCGCCGCCGCTGCCGTCATCTTCGGCCGGGGGCTTCGCCATGCCCTTGACGATCAGATCGGCCTGATCCTCGTCCAGCAGCATGATCTTGGTCAGCACCTCCTTCAGCGCCGCATCATCCAGCCTCAAGTCGCGCAACTGGGCAAGTGTCTGCGCCATGATCGCGCCGGTATTCATTGCCTCGGACTTGGTTTTCTGGCGCTCAGTTTCGAGCGCGCTGATGGTGCCGTAGAAGTTGACTACCCAGGGGCGCTCATCGGCCGTGAACACATAGCCGTATTTGCTGTACGTGTGGATGTCGATGACATGGTTGAAGAACTCCGTCATGCCCACGCGCAGCAGGCGCGAGCGCTCTGCGGCCTGCGCCGAGGTGCGGAAGAACCCGCCGTCACCCAAACCTCCCGACAGCAGCTCGGCAAAGCCCAGCATGGACAGGTCGATCCCCAGCGCAGCGGCCAGCATCTTCGCGTGAAACAGCACGTCCTCGATACTGATGCTGCCACTCGTGCCGCGCCCACCGCCGCCCGTCAGCGTGCCATTCAGGGCGGTGAGCTGCTTGTCGCCGTAGACCGGCATCAGGTTGTAGACGCGGGACAGGACCGGCCTGCCCGATGCGATAGCTTCCTCGGCGCGCTTTTTCGATGCGGTCAGGATCGACTTCAGGTTCGTCATGTAGGACTTGCGCTGCTCCTTCGTCATGCTGTCCATGTTCACGGTCAGCATGGACTCGTCAATCGAGTCGAGCACCCGCTGGCCGACAAGACCGGCGAGGGCCGCCGACAGCGCATCGTATGGACCTTCGGCGCTGTCGAGGAACGAGCCGCCGATCAGCGACGGCAGCAGCGGCAATTCGTTGATGTCGTCCTCCTTGAGCGCCAGCCGGATCGACTTCTCGACGGCGCGCACCTGGGGGATGTAGACCATGCGCGGCATCTTCATGCGCGCCATCTGGTCGAGGCCCAGGCGCTCGGTGAACTTCGGGCCAGATGCGACGACAAAGCCCACCGTCGTGTTACCCCGTTCGTAGGATGTCACCATCGCCGGATGCACGATTTCGTCCACGTAGACATCGACCACGCCGCGTTTGCCGTCGGTGTACACGCGGCCGTAGGCGTCGCCATAGGCTGCGCCGTGGAAGCCGACTGTATAGGCGATGCGGTTCAGGAGCGGGGCCAGATCGGCGCGGATTTCATCGACAATCTTCTGTTTGGCCTTGTCATCCTTGAAAGCGGCCGCAGCCTCCAGAAACACCACGTCACCGGATGTCTCATGCCCTCCCAGGGCGGCCGTGACGTGCAGGCGCAGGGCCGTGGAAATGATGGGATCGCCCACCATTTCAATCCACTTCTGGTAAATCTGCTGGCGGTTCCGCGCAAGCCGCTTCGTACTGCCCAGCAGCATCGAAACGGACAGGCCATCGGTCATTGCATCCGATTCCTCGGCCTGCCCGATCTGGTGGCTGGCGACGTGCTTGCGGCCGAAAAGGCTGGCGATAAACCCTTTGACGCGGCTATCTGATTGGGGCATGGCTGCTCATGGTAATGAATCCAACAGCCATTGTTGCGCCTGCCGAGGGGAGGCCCGGCGCTGATTTTCCTGCAATGAAAAAAGCCCGCTCGGGGCGGGCTTCTGGCGGGCTGGTGCTGGGGATCAGGGCATCCACTCGCCCGCTTCGTTGCGCATCGGGAGGTCGCGGCCGCGCTCCATCGACGCGGTATCCTCTTGGGTCCAGTGCCCACTGTCGAACGCATCGCGGTCGGATTCCGTGCTGTCCCAGCGGTGAGGCTGGCCGTCGTAGTGCCATTCCGCGCCCAGGGACTCGCCCGAGCAAGTGCGGGGCTTACCATCCGGGTCCGTATAGTGGACGCAGCCGCCAAAATCCGGCTCCGGGGTTTCCAGCTCGGTCACGGTGGCCGCGAACGGCCCGCCGAGGCCCAGCACGGTGATGGTGCTGCCTACGCCGATCACCTCGCCGCTGTCGGTGAGGATCAGTTCAAACTTGCTCATGGTGAGTACCTTTCGTGTTGGTCGTTCGGGTCAGAATGGGATGTCGTCTGGAATTGCAGCAATGCGGGCACGCTCGGCGTCGCTCATCGGCGGCAGCGGCTTATACAGCTCCGGGCGCAGGGCGCGCATCCGTGCGCCGATCAACTCAGCCTCGGCCAGCAGCTTGCCCTTCTCATCATCCGAGCGCTGAGCCCAGCAGGATGGATGCTGCCCCGGCCCGGCGTCGCCGAACATGGCGCACTCGGAACGGTATTGTGTCATGCGCTCGGCGGCGCTTTCGTCAATCTCGTTGATGATTTCGCCGATTTCGTTGTGCCGCGCTTCGAGGGCGTCATAGTCGTCCGACAGCAGCAGATCAGGGACGGCCGCCACCGGCTCGGCCTCGGGCTCGCAGTTGCGCAGGAACACCACGACGGTGCCGTAGTCGGACACGGCGCGGACGCTCTTGACCGCGCGCACGGTCGGCAGCTCGTCGGCCGGGGTGTCATGGAACTGCTCGCGGATCGCGGTTTCCAGGGAGTGCCCAGCCATTTCGGCGAAGCGGGCCATTGCCTTGTCGATGCTCTTGTAGCTGCGGCGGTCGCTGCCGTCAACGTCGCGGGTGTGTACGGTGTAGTTGCTCATGGTCTGGTCCTCTCCGGTCGCTGCGCCGTGGCGCTGTCTCAATGAATCGAATTGTACGCGCTCACAATTTGAATCGTCAAGCGGTTCTTTTTTGTGACGCAAACGAAAAAGCCCGGACGTGCCGGGCTTCGATGGGAGGGGAGGGAGGCGTCAGGCGCGCGCGGCCTGATCCGGGTCGTACAGCACCAGCGTGCCCGCAGGCAGCTCGTATTCAGAGGTCAGCACGCCCACGCCGCCAATGTTGTCGTCGCCGAACTCCCAGGCGGCCAGCAAAGTGAGTTCCGGGCTCACCGCGCCGTCCTCGCCCTTGATGGCGTATTCGTCCGCCCAGGTCGGCTCATCATAGGTGCCGACGGCCAGCCCGCCCGCGCGCAGGATACGCTTCATGGCCCACCAGTACGGGCCGTAGCGCAGGTACGCCGTCAGGCTTTTCCCGAGCACCTTGCGGGTTTGCTCGATGAAGATGGGCAGCAGCGGCTTGCCGCCGACTTGCTTGGACAGGTCGGCCAGCTTTCCGCGCAGGTAGTTCGGGTCGATCTTGTAGTCTGGTTCGCTCATATCGTTCTATCGTTGGTGCCGCCCCGGAGTGGGGCGGCAGGTTATGTTACACGAGGTAGTCTTTGATGTTCAGCCCCAGGTGCGCAAACAGCGATGCCACCGAAGCCACGTCCTTGCCATCGCTGAACTTCTCGCCGTCCTTGATGGTCAGGCGGAATGCCTTGCTCACGTTGTCGAACGTGCGGCCTTGCAATCCGGCTGCGCCTGCGGTGGCGATCTTTTCATGGGTCGGCGAACCGCGAGTCGTTTTAAGCAGAATGTATTCGTTGGCCTTGTAGAAGTAGCTCGCGGAATAGCGGTCTGCCGTTTTCATGTCGTCCAGGGTGCCCAGCTCGGCCGAGTTGACGCCCGGCACGCGGCGCAGCGCCTTGAGCATCCCGTCGAGGTCCACGCCTGCGGCATCAAGCGACTGCTTGGCGTTGTAGCCCTTGGCGTAGCTCCGCAGGCTCGACCAGATCGCGCCCACGTATTCCTGGGTGAGCTTTGCCGCCGTCGCCCAGTCCTTGACGTACATGCGCGCCGAGGCCGGGAGTTCTTGGCTGCTGCGGGCATTGTCCGCGCCCGCCACCAGCTCGACATACTCGCCGGTTTCCTTGAACAGCAGCTCGGCGAGCGCGCGGCCGTTCTTCTCGTAGAAAGCAAAGTCCGGTGAATAGCTGGGCGCGGCCATGATTTCGCTCGCCAGCGTCCCATCCTGCACGGCCTTGGAAATCGCAGCATACGCTGGGGAGGTGATGACGTACTTGCTCGACTCAGGGAACAGATGCCAGCGCTCCACACCATCATCAATCTTGTTGCGGGTCTTGGTGTAGGTGGAGTACAGGTAGCCCAGTGCGTCCTCCAGCGAGTCGATTTCCGCGACTTGCTGCTCGGTGCGGAACCAGTTCAGCGCCCAGGTGTCCAGCTCGTCCGGCGACTTCACGCTTGCCACGCCGCCCGGCAGCGCCAGCTTGAACGCCTCGTCAATGTCCAGCGCGGCGAGCGCCTTGCCGATGGTCAGGCCCGGCGTGATGGCGTCCAGATCGGCCTTCGTGACACGCAGCTTGTGCGCCACGACGTACACGGCCAGCTCCTTGAACTTGGCTTCGGGCGTCGCATAGCCGCCGTCACCGACGTTGCGCAGGTCGGTCAGGATGATCTGGCGATAGCCCTTGCCGTAGGACTGGATCAACGGCGCTTGCTCGGCCCTGATCTTGTCCGTCAGCTCGCCGCCCTTGGCATCCTGATCCAGCACGAACGGGAAGTAGGGCGCTTTGAAGCGGAAGCTGTCTGCGGTCATGGCGGCCGACGGAATCGGAACGTCCAGCGCCTCGCGCACGTCGGCCACCAGGGACGAATACAGCGACAGGTCGCTGGCCGTGAACGCGCCAACGGTTGCGATGGTCGCCTTGTCAGCCGCGACGGCGCGCGCTACCGTGGCCGCCCATTCCTCGGAGCCGCGTGCGATGAAGGTTGCGCCAGTCATGCGCAGCAGCTCGGTATCGGTCAGGTCGGCCGGGTTGAAGCCCACCAGACTGGTGCCGCGTCCGCGCGTCGGCTTGCGCACGACCAGCAGCTTGTTTTCAAAGTCCACGAAGCTGCCCACCACGGCCAGCGAGCCGGTCACGATTTCCGCCTCGCCCGCGTTGAAGGCGTCCAGATCGTCCTTGCTGTAGCCGTCGCCCGCGCGCATGTTGAAGCTCACGGCCGCCTCGTCCCTCATGCGGGTGGCGATGCCCAGGTCTTTCTGCCAGTTCGCATAGGCTGCCGTTTCCTTCATGGCGTCGGTAAGCCCGCCGAATTCGGACGGCGCAACCGGCGTGCCGCGCGAATCGAGAGACAGGCCGCCCAGCAGCGAGAGCTGGTCCTTACGCTTGGATTCCAGTTCGGTGATCTGCCGGGACAGGCGAGCGGCCAGAATCGGGCCTTCGGTTTCGGACAGGCGCTCTTGCAACTTGTCGATGGCGCTGCGGGTCTGGTTCGCAGCCGCGAGCTTGGCCTTGACCCATTCCACGAAGCCGGTCAGCGGGCGATGCGCCGAGCCCTCGCCGTACTTGGCGAGCCACTTGGTCTGCGCGTCGATGATGCGCAGGCTTTGGAGCTGGGCCACGCGCACGGCCGCGCGCTTCTGGCGCTTCTGGCGCTGCTCAATTTCCTCGCTGATGCGGTTCATCGCGCCAGCGTCGCCGACGGCGTTCGCCAGCAGCTCGTAGTCCTCCTTACTCATATCGCCCTCAATCTTGATCGAGGTCGAATCGCCATTCATCAGCGAGCCGATCCAATCGGCCTTGATGCCCACGAGCTTGCGCTTGTAGCCGTCGAACGTGCCGTCGGCGTCGTAGTGGTACACGCTCACTTTCGATACCGGGTTGCCCTGACGGACGCCGCGACCGTTGCGCTGATGGATCGAGTCAGGCGTCCAGCCGATAGTCATGTGGTGGATCGCTTGGCAGCCTTTTTGCAGGTTGATGCCCACCTCGGCCTTTTTGTTCGCAATAACGACGGTGTATTTATTGTCCTCGCCATCGGCGTTGAAACCGTCCTGCACGTCCTGCATACCGGCCGTGTCCACGGAAACCGCGTTGACGATCTTGATTTTCGATGCCGGGACGCCCACCGCCTGCGTCAGCGCCAGCTTGATCTTGTGGTGCAAGCTCAGCTCATCGCAGAAAATGATCTGCTTGGCCTGCCCCATCCAGCGCGGCGTCGCGGCTTCGTTGCGGAAGTTCTCGATCATCGCGGCCAGCTTCGGGCTGATGCTTACCGACGGCTCGATGTCTTGCGCCGCCAGCAGCTTCAGCAGCACGTCCTGCGTCTCGAAGTCGGTAGACAGCAGCTCAACAGCCCGGCCATCGGCGGCCGCGCGGGTGCGCACGGTGATGAGGAACTTGGTGACGGACTCGCCGGTTTCCACGTCCTTGACCACGCGGGTTTTGATGTCGGCCGGGTCAGCGTTCGGGTCGCTGTAGTCGCGTTCTTCGACAACGTTTTTCTTGTTGAATGCCGCGATGGCCTTGGCCGCACCTTCAGCCTGGGCCGCCGTGTGCTTGAACTTGAAAATGCCGCCGTCCAGCTCGCGGTCGTTGATTACCCGAGTCATTTTGCGGATCAGGTTGAACGGGCTTGCGGCCAGCTTTTCCTCGGCCGTCGCACCGCCAGCCTTGACTGCCTCGACCGCATCCATGTACTCGTCCTTGTAGCCCAGGATGGTGCTCATCGCGTCCGAGCCGATGTCCACCGAGACAGCCACCTCATCGGCATCCGGCACCGAGATATTCAGGCCGTCGGCCTTCACATCCTCGGCGGTCTTGATGACGGCAGAGGTTTGCAGCAGGCGGCGCAGAAGGCCCGCATTGGACAGGCCGCCGAACACGCGCACCGGGCGCATGATGCCGACAATGTTTTCTTCCTCGCGCTCGTCAATGTCGCAGGCGGCCGCCATGAAGGAATCCGCGCCGGTCACGCCGTACATGGAGTTGACTTCACGCTCGCCCAGCGCCAGCGTCAGCATCGCATAGACTTCCAGCGGGGAGTTCGTCACCGGGGTCGCGGTCAGCGACAGCACGCCATCGTTGCGCGGCGACAGGCCACGGATGAACCATGCTTTCGCCTGCATGTCCATGCCGCGCTGTGACTTGGACGGGTCAGCCAGATACTTCGCGCCCTTGAACTGGGAGCTGGTCATCTTGCTGTTTTTGTAGTTGTGCGCCTCGTCCAGCACCAGCGAGTCCACGCCCATATCCTCGAAGTAGGGCAGCGCGCCGGACTTCTCGCCGGTATCCTTCACGGCCTTGGATTTGCTGTCGGCGGCGATGTTGGCCTTCTTCTTATTCGCATCTTCCTCGGCCAGCAGGTAGGCATCATCGTTCTCCGTCAGGTATTGGATGTACGCCTGCATGGTTTCGTCGCGCAGCGGGATCATCTTGAACGCCTCCAGCGTCATGAAGATTTTGCTGTGACGGTTCTCGCGGATCGCGTTCAGGTCGGCTTTCACCTGGGCGGCGTCGATCTTGTCCTTGCCGTTCTTGCCCTTGACCAGTCCCACGTACAGGCAATCGGACGTGTCCAGATACGCCTTGCCGCTTTCCTTCTTCCAGTTGGTCAGGGTGGCGTTCGGCACCACGAAGATGGTCTTGCGCTTGACGCCGATGCTCTGGCAATACTGGGCTGCCGCGAGCGCGGTCAGGGTCTTGCCGAGGCCCACGTCGAAGCCCAGGACGCCGCCGAAGTTGCGCGAGAACCGGCGCACGGCCGCATACTGGTAGGCGTGCGGGCGGAAGTCCAGCGAATTGAGGTTCGGGATTTCCAGCGGCGAGCCGTCCGGCTCCTGTACGAAGCGCAGCGCCTCGGGCGAGTTCAGGCGCGCATGGAGGCCCGCTTGCACTTCCTCGTTGGCGCGCGCCCAGGCGTCGAACTGGGCTTTCGCGCGGTCGGCGATTTCCTTGATGCGGCGGACCAATGCGGCTTCCTTGTCCGGGTCCGCCTCCACATCCACCTGCTTGTTCTGCGTCGTGATGTTCTGGTTCTTGAGATAGCCCTTGACGAAGCGCTGCATGGCCTTGTGCGCGGCGGCTTCCTCCTCGGATGCCCACTTGCTCAGCGACGGCTGCTTAATGTCGAACACGTCGCGGCCCAGTGCGTCCTGGGTCATGAAAATGTCCGGGCTCACGTAGGCGCGCAGGAATTCCAGCTTTTGCAGCATCGTGACGTGCGGCGTGAACAGGCTGAACGTCATTTGCGACACATCGACCGGGTTCAAGCGGGCCTTGGCCGTCTCGTGCTGGCGCACCAGCTTGGTGCGGATCGCCGGATCGTCGCACGCTTCCAGCTCGGCGGCGGCCGCCTTCAGGAAGTCGGCATAGATGCCGGTGTAGTAGTCGTTGGCATGGATCACGGCCTTACCGTCGGCCGACACGCACCATTCCTCGTCGGTGAGCGGGTCGAAGCCCGAGAATGCCGCCTGCATCTTCTCGACCGGCACATAGCCCGATTCGTCCTCGGCTTCGTACTTGACCTTTTCGTATACCTGGGACGGGGTGAGGGCGATGGTCTGGAGGTCCGGGGCGATCTGGCCCAGCCAGAACGGGGTGAATTCGCCCTTGGTGCGGGCGGTGCGGATCGACAGCAAGCCATCCTTCACGACCTTGGCGGCGCGGCCGAGGGTCTTGTTGCCGTAGGACTGGACGCGCGCGAGCTGCGCCGACAGGACCGGGTAGCCGTCCTTGTAGTTGTACGGCTCAACGCTGCTGGCATCCTGCGACAGCCCCATGACGGCCAAGCCCGCGCTGATCGCTTCCCACCAGCTCTGGCGCTCGTTGTCGGCGAGCTGGTCGAGCGAATTGCGCACGGCCAGCAGCCAGTTCGGGGTGCTCATGTGGCGGCCCTTCAGGTTCTCGTAGGCGATCCAGCGCCCCACCTGATCCCACTTGATGCCGTTGTTGACGCAATCCAGCGGGGTCTGCACCTTCTGCCCGATGGCCTGCATTTCCTTGTCCTCGCCCACGTTTGCGTCGAGCGCGACCCATGCGCCATCCTTCCATTCGAGGGTTTGGCCGTTCGAGTGGATCACGTCGCCGTCGGCGTACACGATAGGGGCGGTTTCGGTCGTGTTCAACAGCTCCCAGTCGATGTGCGACGCCGGGAAGCGCTTGATGAGCTTCGCGATGTTGCTGATGGTGTCGTTGTTGATGACGGCGGCGACTTCGCCATAGCGGCCGGTGGTCGTGCCTTCCTCGCCGAGAATGTACTTGCGGCCAGCGCCAACGAAGTATTTGCCGGACAAGAATTCATCCCACAGCACGCGCGCTTCGCCCAGGATGGCCGGGTTCTGCTCTTGCAGCTCGGCGATCTTGGTCGCGGCTTCGCGGGAGAACTTGCGGAACACGATCAGGTCGGTGGTCACGTCGGCGGCGGCCGTCGTGAAAATCGAGTTGGGCAGGCGGTACGCGCCCAGGAATTCGGCCATGAGGCTGGCGCTGGTGCGCAGCTTCGATTCCTTGCTCGACAGGCCGGACACGATGGACTTGGGCACGATGAACGCGGCCAGCCCGTTCGGCTTCAGCTTTTGCAGCGAGCGCAGGATGAAATACTCTTGCAGGTTCGACTTCTGGAACCGCTTGTCCTTGAGCGGATTGTCGCCGCGCATCGCCAGATCGCCGAACGGCACGTTGGTGACGACGGCATCGTAGATTTCGTCCGGCGTCGCGGCGGCGACTGCCTCGAACGGGGCCACGGTGGTGCTGACGGTCGGGCCGTCGTTGATCGCGCCATTGATCGCGCCCGAGGTCGCATCCAGCTCTACCTGCGTCATCACGGCGCTGGCTGGGCGGGTGGCGGTGAACACGCCGGAACCGGCCGACGGATCAAGCACGGTGCCGCCATTGAAGCCCAGCTCTCCCAGCAGGGACCACATGGCCGAGGCGATGGGCTTCGGGGTGTAATACTCGTAGGGCGAGCCGGTCAGGCCGTTTGCGTCCGTCAGGCCGCCACCGTTGCCGCTGTACTTCGCCAGGATGGCGCGCTCGTCATCCGTTACCGCGACTTCCCCAGTCTTGATCTTGGCGAGCAAGGCGATGGCGGCATTGTTGTCCTTCTGGCGCTGGCCCAGGGTGCGCTTTCCTTCCTCGGGGTAGAACCGCTGCGTATCGCTCGCGGGCGTGCCCTTGGTCGGTGCCGGGGTTTGGACGGAGGCCGGGCGCTTGCCCATCGCCTGCATGATTTCACGGACGCGGACGCCGATCTTCAGCAGCCGCAGGCGCGACTTGGTATCGTCGCCGAGGGAATCGCGCTCTTTCTTGAGCTTGGCAAACTCGGCCGCGAGCTTGAAATTGGCAAGTGGATTGCCGGGGGATGTATCGTCAAAGATTCTCATTGAGGGTCCGGTTTAGGGGATAAAAAAACGGGCAGCGCACTCGAAAGTATGCCGCCCGTCAACCACACCAAAACCGGGGCTTTTCCTTGCGGATTTACCCTATCAGCCCATCGCCTTGACCATGTAATCGGTGTACGCCTGAATCGCTTGGCCCCACAGCGCCAGCACCTCGGCGTCGCCATCGTAGGCCGTGCCCATCGCCTCGATCTTGTCCGCCAGATCATCGGCCCACATATCGGCGTTGCCGGAAATGACGCTGTTCAGGAACGCCATATCGTTGGCGCGCTGCGGGTTATTGACCGGCTCGGGATCGACGGCGGCAGGCGCGGGCTGGAATGCCTCGGCCTCAGCCCGCGCAGCAGCGATCGCCTCGGCGGCGGTGCCGTAGGTGCCCACCTCTTGCGAGGGTGAGCCGCTGATGCCGCCAGCAAACGACGCCGACTTTTTCAGCTTGAACTGCGCTGGGGTGCCAAACACGCGAATGTTGAGGTTGAGCTTACCGCTCTCGCCCTGCACACCCTTAGCCCATTCGTTGCCGCTCACGTTCTTGAATCCGGCCGCCGTCAGCTCGGCCGATCCAGCATCAGCCACGACAGGCTCAGGCTCGACGGCCGCAGGTATCTTCCAGTCCAGCTCGGGCCATTCCTCGGCCATCACGTCCGTGACTTCGCGCGCCAGATCGGGGCGGCCGGTGGCTATGTAGGTCGCCAGCTCGGCGCGCTGCTCGCCTGCGGAGTTGAGCACGCGGTACACGTCGATGCGGCGCAGTTGCGCCAGGGTGTCGGCAGCGATCTTGATGAGGGTGTCCATGCTGGGCTTCTCCTGCTGGGTTGGTTCCGGCACCGGGGCCGCCGCATTGGCGGCATGCCATGCCTTGCTATAGGCGTCGTATGCGGCTTTCCATGTGTCGCCGCCGATGGTCAGGTTGCGCACCAAGTTCATAAATACCGGGTTTTGGCTCGGGGTCGAGGTCATGCCGATGGCGAATCCGGCAGCGCCCAGCTCGGCCGCCGACTTGATGATTTCGTCGGAGGTGATTTGCGCGGTCAGCTCCGCATCGCGGTTGGTCGCATATTCGATCTTCGCGGCGAGCTGGCGTGAGCGCGCGGACAGGGCAGGGGTCAGATAGCCCGCCTTGCGCTGCTCGGCCAGCAGCGTAAGCGCCTCCTGATGCCACAAGCCATTGCCGGTGCGAGCGGCGCGCATCGCCAGCACCTCGGCATGATGGTTGGCCGCTGTCAGGGCGTCGATGATGGCGCTGTAGTCCGCCTCAGTCATACCCTGAATCAGCGCCGTGGGCAGGGTCCATGCCTCATGCGTGAACGGGTCTTGCACGGCCTGCGCAATCGCGGCGGCCACCGGGTCCACGGTTGGCTCGGGCAGTGTGGCCATTGCGTCGATTTCGGCGGCCAGCTCGTCCGGGGTCTTGGTCAGATCATCCCTGATGCCGTTGATGGTCATGCCGACAACGTTCTTGCCTGCGCCCACCTGCCAGAAATCGAAGCGGGCGATGATGCCATTCTTCGACAGCACGCCGCGCTGCTGGCCGTCCCAGCCCAGGGCGCGCAGGGCATTGCGCACGTCCACGATGCGGCCGCCAAAGAAAGAGTCAAGGCGGTCTTGCCACTCGATTGCCAGCGCCTCGCTTTTCAGTACCTTGGCGTAGCCAGTCGGCGAGGTCGGGTCGAACTCGGGCACCGCCTCACCCTTGATCTTGCGGGTGAGCACGAGGACATCGCGCGCGACGCCCAGGATGTACAGCGGGTCAGCGCCGATCCTGATGGCGCTTTCGAGCGATTCCTTGCGCTCGCCAAGCTCGCCCTGCAACTGGAAGCCCAGCAGCGGGTTTGCCGAGTCCATCACCGGCACCGGGGCGGGCACCACTTCAGCTACCGGCAGCAGCTTGGCCGCATCCTCGGTCAGCACCGCGTCATACACGCTTTCATCCTCGGGCAGCTCGGCCAGGACGATGCTCGATTCGATGTTATCGACCACGGCGTACATGGTGACGCCCTCGCGCGGCTGCGGCGCGACCGGGAAGGCGACGGAGTAGCGCACGGCGCTGGCCGTAAAGCTGACGCCCACCACGATACCGGCGACATACAGGGCGTCGCCCTCGGCGTCGTTCAGGGCTACCCACACGCGGCCAGCAAGCGAGTTTGCGGACGGCAGGACGGACGCGCTCATAGCGTCGGCGGCCGCCTGATTGATGAGCTTGAAGCCGAGCCAGGAGGTCGGCAGGGTGGTTTGATTCGTGTCGGTCATGTTACTCCTTGAGCGCCGCGTCGGCCTGGGCAATGGCATAGGCCGCATACGCCTCTACGGCGGATTTGAACAGCGCGAGCATATCGGCATTGTCGGCGCTGGCCGCATGGATTTTCCCAAGCTCATCGGCCACGGCCAGATCGGACAGGTCCAGGGTGCCGCCGATCACGGCATTCAGGTAGGTGCGCGCCTCGGCGTGCTGGTCGGCGACCGGCTCAACCTTGACTTTCTTGGCGATGCCGTAGCCCTTGGACATTTCCGCGAATTGCTTGAGCTTTTCGGCGACCATGTGCGGGTGCGCCGCCAGCTCGCCGCCCGGCGTGAAGAAATCAAACAGCTTCGCCGCCCACGGCCCGCGAATCTTGTCCATGATCCCGTCTTTCGCGCCAATGTCGTGCTTCATGTTATTGATGGCGCTGCGCAGGTTCGTGTACTCGTTCGCATACTTGTTGCTGGCCGGGTCAAGGCGCAGCTCGCTCATGCGGTCACTGGTGATCGACGCGACCATCTGGCGCAGGGACATTTGCTGACTATCGAACGTCCGGCCCATGCCTGCATACACCATCGCAGCGCGGCCAGTGTCGCCCATCGCCTCATAGTCCTTCTCGAAGTCCTCGGTAGTCTCGTAAGCGCCCCATTCCAGCTTGCGCTTTTCCGGCTCAGGGGCGTCGTCGCCCAGCTCGGTCACGATATGGCGCAGGCGGTCCAGATCGCCAAAAAACGTGTCGGCGTTCTCATCCAAGCGGCCGAGAATCTGCGCGCCCTCGCCGATCAGCTCGAAGGCTTCGGCCGGGCTTACTGCGTCGAGCACCGTTGTCGTCATGTCGTTGTTTTCCAGTTCGTCCATTAAATCGTCCTCGGTCGGGAGAACGGTAATTCCGTATTTCTCGGACTGGCAAAATCCGTAAAGGTCAGCCGGTTCCAGGCTATCGAATTCGATCAGCGCGCCGCCGCGCCCGGAAATAGAATTCAGCCCGAGAAAAGCCTTGAAATACTCGATTGCATCGGCGCTGCCGGTATATTCGACGCGGCTTTCCTCGTCATCGCCCCATGTGGCCTGAAACGCCCCGTAGGGCGTGACTGCTTTGTAAATCGTGGTCATTGTAGGTTCTCCACTCCAACTGTCTCGATCAGCTTTTTCTTGGGATCGCCAGAAAAGCCGTCGATGAAATAGCGCCATGCGTTTGTGAGGCCCGCGTTGTCGCGGTGTGCGATGGCAAGCAGGGCTCGCACCATGTCGAGGTCGCCGTGGAAGCTGATCGAATCGGGAATCGTCCGCGCGCCGGTTTCGCTGCGCGTCCCGCCCGTCGAGGCATCCACAAGCAGGAATCCTTTGGCGTTGCGGTTGGTGTCGTACTTACGCAGGACGCCCGAGAACACCTTGTACTCGCCGCTGCTGCCGACGTACTGCGCTTTGCCGGTGCGGACCTTCCGAAGCGGGTAGGCGTACAGCATTTCCGCAAACAGCGAATCCTGGTCGAGCGTGTCGAACCAGTCATCTTTCGTCAGCGGTGCCTTGCCCGCGAGGTAGTCGATGGCACGCCGGTACAGCTCGCCCTCGGTGCGCGCCTGCTCCTGCTTTTCGCCAATCGCGCCCTTGTGCATGTTCAGCTTCGCATGCATCGCGGGAGTCAGCGGCATGGTGAGATAGCCGGTAATCAGCGCGAACATTTCCGGGTCTTTCGCCGCGAAAATGGCGGCATCCTTCGGGTTCGCGAGGTACTGGACGCCCATCGACCACACTTCGGTGATGCCATCGCGGTACACCTTGCCGACATAGGCATCCATGAAGTGATCCTTGTAGGCCACTTCGCGGGTGTCATAGCCCTTGTTGCCGGTCAGGTCGCGCAGGCGGTAGGCTCCCTCGCCCTCGCGGCGCTTCAGCAGGAAGCCGTTCGAGGCGGCCTTCGCAATCGGATCGTTCTCAAGATGGTGCGCCAGCTCGTGAAACAGCACGGTCTTGTTGAAGCGCGAGCCCAGGTTAATGACCTTCTCGCCCAGGCGCTCGGTGATGCCGACGGCATTGGCGCGCTTGCCGCCGTCGATGCCGATGCGGATAGCCGATGCCTTGCCGCCTGTCAGGCGGTAGAACTCGGCCATATCGCGCACCACGTCATCGGGCTTGTAGCCCAGGCGCTTGAGCTTGGCCTTGGCGTTGTCGTCAATGACTTGCTCGCGCGCCCAGGCGTCCGCCTGCTCGGCCGTGATCGGCGATGCCTCGGCGATCTTGGTGAGGATCGCGCCCCCGGTTTCGTTGAAAATCGCGGCGTGCTTGGCCGCCCGGTCGGCGTAGAACTTCTGGTGCAGATCGTTCATGCGGGTCCACGCAGCCGTCTGCTCGTCGTCGTACTTCTGCCAGATCGCATCGCGCTGGCGCACCAACTCGTCAATGTTGGCGCTGTCCGATTCCATCAGCGCCTTGAGCGCAGCTAGGGCGTCCTTGCGCTGGGCGATGACACGCGCGTAGTCGTCGCGCGCCTTGGCGTATTCCGGGTCGTCTGCCGGGTGCTTCGTCAGCAGCTCATCGGCATCTGCCACCGTCTTGTTCAGTGCCTCCTGCGTGATGCCGTGCTTGACGCCACGCCCTGCCAGGGTCGTGAACGCAGCGAGCTTCGCCTCGGGGTCGGCCGGTTTGCGGTTGAGCACGTTCTGGTAGTCCCAAATCTGCTCGGGCAGCATGGTGCCGCCGCTGCCGATGAGCTGGCCCAGGTCGCTTACCGTCACCAGCTCGAACAGCGCCAGCTCGTCCGGCAGCGCCTTGATGCCAGTTTCGAGGTAGCTTTTCAGCGCCTTGATCGACGCATCCTTATCCGCCAGGGAGAATTGCAGCGGCTTCACGGCCGACTCATACCCCAGCATGGCGAGGATTTCGCGCAGCCGGTTGAGGTCGTCAAAGAACCCGGACGATTCCTCGTCCAGATTCTTCAGCAGGGCCGCGCCTTCGCCGACGATGGCGAAGAATTCTTCGTGCCCTGCATCCATTACGCCACCTTCTTCTTGAATTCAGCCACGAAGAAATTCTTGGCGGCCGTTTTCGCCTGCATGACCAGATCGAGGAAAGCGCCGCTCGGGTCGGTGTAGGTACGCGCCAGAGCCGCGAGGCGATCCGTCACGCCCTTGTCGTAGAAATCCACGTTACCGGCTGCTGCGGCGGCCAGGAAGTCGCCATCGGCCGATTCCTGGGCTTCCTGCGCCTCTTTCGCGGCCTTCGCTGCGGCCTCGGCGGTGGCGGCCTCCTGGGCGGCCTTCTCGGCTGCCGGGTCCACGGTCGTGATCGGGACTGCGCCCTCGATCATGGCGTAAGCCTCGGCCGGGGTCGCGGCCCAGGCGCTACCCGCGCTGCGGCCATCAGCGTACAGCGCCTTGATCGCGCGGAATGGCTTTTCCTTGCTCGGGTTGATCTGGAACGCATAGCCATAGCCCACCAACTTCACCAGCTCGCCCAGCTCATTCGCAACGTAGCTGCCCACTTCCGGCAGGTAGTCGTCGGGCAAATCATCGGTGCGGCCGACGATGCCATACCAGCCGGGCTTGCCATCGTAGAACGCCTTGGCATCGCTGTAGAGCTTGTCCTTGTGCTCGGTTTTCGGCGGCGCACTGTTGGCGGTGTCCCAGCCATCGAGCCATTGCGCTTGCTGCCACGGAGCCATATCGGCCGGGGCGATGCGGTCCTGATCGTCAAAGAATGCGCTGCGGCCTGCCGCGAATGCCGCTTCTTCCATCCTTGCGCGGTCGGCCAGCTCGCCCGCGTTCGGATCGGGGAATTCGCCGGTTGCGAAATACACGCTGGCGGCGTTCTCGGCGTCGCCTTCGCTCAGGTAGGCCGGGCTGATCGGGTTATCATTCTTGACGCTGGCGACGCGCCACGTACCTTGCGCCTCGTTTTTCTGCACATAGAACTTGTCGCGCCACGTCGGCTCAGGCTCTTGCTCTTGCTCTTGCTCTTGCTCCGCAACGAATTTGCCCTTGAACGCCTTGAGCTTGTTCGCGTTGCCCGGCCCCAAGTCCGGCCGGAATGCTTCGACAATGGCCTTGCCTTCCGGCGTGATGGCGCTGCGCTTGAGGTACTTGCTCGCCGCATTCAGGCCCGCCGCCGCTTCGGTGTACTCTGCCTCTCCGATCCCGGCGTCGCTCATGGCGTTTTGCAGACGGGCGAACGACTTGAACGAAGCCGTTGCGATCAGTACGACCATTTCCGCATCGGTCAACGCGGCCGCTTTCGGACGGTCCTCGCGCTCCAGAACTGCCACCACGTCAGCGATGTTTTCGAGTGAGTACCGTACCGCCGTCTGCATCCTTTCTTCCGGCCTCGGGACGCTGCCCGCATCCTCCGTCTTGCTGCCATCGCTGACGTTCGCATACAGGCGCGTGAAGTCCGCGCCCTCATGCGGCTTCCTGATTTCGAGCGTAGCGGTATAGCCGCCGTCAATGGCAATCATTGCGCTCGTATCGTCGCCCGAGGTCAGCGCATAGCCTTCCGGTAGTTGGCGCTCAATTTCAGCGCGCAGGGACAGGGCAGGGTCCGGCTGCGGCAGCGGGTCCGAGTCGGTCAGTCCTGCGGCGTCGCGCGAAGCCTGGGCGGCGGCCACCTGCTGCTCCAGATCGGCCAGCGTCGCCTCCTTCGTTTCCAGCTCGGTTTTCAGGCTGGCGATGGTTTCCATGCGCTCGGCGCGCTTGCCGTTGGCGGCGATGAAGCGGGCGCTGTTCTTCTCGGCCAGCATCATCAGGCGCGCGGCCACGGTGCGCACGTTCAGGTCGCGGCCCTTTTCCGGCGCGACGGCCACGGTGATGTCTTTCTTGTTGAGCATCCACTTCCACGAAATGACATCATCGCCGGGCGCGATCTTCCGGGGCGTCACGTCCGGGTTGTGGAAGAACACCGACACGGTTTGGCCGTCGGTCAGCTCGTAGATCACGGCGACGTTGGTCGAGCCGCGCTGGGTGAACGGCTCGCTGACCTGCATCGAGGCCACCTTTACGGCGTCGCCCGCGCGGTCCAGCACCTTCTGCAACAGCGTCATGCGCTGCTCCAGGCGCGCGAGCGGGATCACCAGCGCATCCAGCGCCAGCACGCCGTCGGCATCGCCGAGGATGTCCGCCATGCTTACGGCGTCGAACAGCAGCCCGTCGTCGCCGTCATGTGCGCGCAGGCGGTAAAGCACCTGCTCCAGTGTCGAGTGCAGCGGCAAGTTAGCGCTGTCCCAAAGTACCTTTTCCATTTCGTCCGTTCCTTCGTTGGGGAGTTGATCTTGGGTGAGGGGGCGCGTCTTGTTGCCGTGCGCGATCCACCATTTGAGTTGCGTGATCGAGCACGCGGCGCAGCTTCCCAGGCCGGTCCAGCCGGGATCGTAGTTGCTCAGGTATCCAGCGACGGCGGTGCGCTTGTCGGGGAACCCCAGCATGATTTTGTGCTCATCGAACTTGCCGCCGATGAACTGGTTCACCACGTAGACGCGCGGCGACTCGGGCATCGGCCCGATGCTGCAATCCAGCTCGTCACCATCGTTGCCCAGGGTGCCCATGATGTAGCCATAGTGGAACTTCATCAGGTTGCTGCCGCTGGTGCCGTCGGCCGCCTTCCAGTGGCGCAGCGTGCCGCGCGGCGATTCGATGGCGATGCGCAGGCCATGCAGGGACTCCCGCCCCTTGGCGTAGTTGCCCGCTTCGTTCTGTGCAGCCGTCGAGGCGCGCTTGTGGTTGTGTCCGTTCGCACCAGAGTGCGCGGCAATGTCGAGGTTGGCGAATTTATCCATCCCCCCATTGTCAGGGCCGGGGTGAGGCCGGGTGCGGCGGGTTTTCCTGATGATACGAAACCGCTTGACGGCTCTTATTGTGAGCGCATACAATGTGAATCATACGAACACACGGAGGGTTTCATGGCTGCTGAATTCTTTGGAAATTGCCAGATTTGCGGGCGCGAACAGAAAGCCCACCCGCACAAGATCGCCAAGCATGGCTACACCGTGCAATACGGCTGGCAGTCAGGCGAGTGCTACGGATCGAACGGTGCGCCGATCCAAACGAGCTGCGACCTGATCGCTCGCGCTGTCGAGAGGGCGAAAGAGTACATCAAGCGCTCGCAGGAGGAAATCACTCGCCTGAACAGTGCAAACCCGCTGGGCGATAACGGCACCATCCTCGTCGTGATGAAGGTCCAGGGCATTGGTGGCAGCACGTATAACGACTGGTGCCCGGCAACCGTTGTCCAGAATGATGCAGGCGATTACGAGGTACGCAACCACAACAGTAAGACCGTCGCTACTCTCCGCAGCTACAACTACGACACCCTGAGCGATGCAATCAAGATGCTGGCCGGTCGCCGCGCCCGCTATCTGGTCGAAACAATCGGAGTGGCCGAGCAAAGCATCAAGGAAATGACGGCCCGCCTAACGAACTGGAAGCCTACCGAGCTGCGCCCAGTGACGGCCACCGACCGCGCCGCGACCGCGATCAAGGTTCACATGGTCGCCACCAAGTTCGGCCGCAAGACCGGCGTGTGCGTCGCCTCGGCATCTGGCGCGCAGGCTTACAAGCAGACCACCGACGACCGCTCGAAAGTCACTTGCGCGGCCTGCCTGAAGGAGCTGGCCCGTCTGGACGATCTGCCGCGCCTGAGGGCCGAGAAAGCCGAGAAAGAACGCCTTGCTGACATCAAGCGAGCCGAGCGCGAAATCAAGGACTACACCAAGTACCTGAAGAACGCGACGACCGAGGCCGACAAGCTGTACTACGCTCGCGAACTGACCGAGGCCACCAACCGCCTGAACGAACTCAAGGCCGCCGCCCCAGCCGCCGCCCAGTAATGCAACACGGCCGGGAATCCCCGGCCAAAACTGCTTGACGCTCGCATATGTGAGCGCGTACAATCCGATTCATCAACAACAGGGAGGGTCGCCATGCTGGAAATCAAGTCGAACGCACCGGAAATCAAATGGATCATCGGCAACGCCGGAACCAATGACTTCGCCCGCTCGCTGGACCAGCAATTGCAGCGCAGCGGCAACCTCACCGAAAACCAAGTCGCGGCCGTCACCCGCATCCTCGCGCGCCAGTCGGCCGCCCCGGTTGCTACTGCCGCTGTCGCCGCCGTCGGCGCTGGCGTCGAGGCGATGCAAACCGCATTCGCCACGGCCACCGGCAACGGCTTGAAGCGCCCGAAAATGCGCCTTGGTGACTTCGTGCTCAAGCTGGCCCCGGCCACCGGCCGCAACGCTGGCGCGATCTACGTCACCGCCGCCGACGAATACCTGGGCAAGATCGCCGACGGCCAATTCACCGCCTCGCGCGACTGCGACGCCACCAAGCAGGCCGAAATCATCGCCCTGTGCGCCAACCCGGTCGAGTCGGCCATTGCCTACGGCAAGCGTACCGGCATCTGCGCCTGCTGCGGCCGCGAGCTGACCGACCCGGAATCCATCGAGCGCGGCATCGGCCCGATCTGCGCTGCGAAATACGGCTTCTAACCACAAACTCATAGGGAAAACATGGCATCCATGACTTTTAGACCGCGCTTCACTGTTGAACTCGATAGCCCCGAAATGCGCCTCGTCATCCTCGCCCTTACCGGCCGGATCGACTTCAAGCACGAAAATGGGAAGGATCAGGCCGCCGCAATCGAGCTGGGCAACCAGTTGTTCGCTGCACGCGCCCAGCAGACCAGCGACTACGGCAAGGCCCACCAGCCGAAGCCGGATCAGCCCGCCCAGGAGGGTGCATGAGCTACATCGAAACCCCAGGCGTCACGGCCACCATTCCGCGCGAGCTGGCCCCCGTCATCGAATACCTGCAATACGTGCCTCACGGTACGCCGACGACGGCCTACAACGAAACCCGCCGCGTGATGATCGCCTATACGATCATGCTGGCCGTGGCCCACGCCCGCGAGCGCATCGTGCTCGACTCCGACCTGAAAACGCTGGTGCCGAAGCACCTGCGCGATGAGGCGATGGTGCGCGCTGTAGAGCATGGCCTGTTGCGGCGCACGGAATGGCGCGGCAAGCCCGCTTGGCAATCCGTCTGAATCTCACAAGGAAACCAACGTGCAAAAACCTCCCAATCTGGACGGCCTGCCGCACCTCTCGGCCGCGATGAGCTACCGCAGCACCACCGGGCAAAATACCTGCGTCCAGCGCGCGGCGGCCCTGATGCTGGACCTGACCGGCGCGGTGCTGGTATTCGGCGTAGTGCGCGCGGCCACGCCCGAGGAACGGGCCAAGATCGGCCCGACAGCCTCGCCGGTCCCGTTCATCCACGCCTGGGTAGAATACCGGGACGAGGTGTACGCCCCGACGCTGATCGAGAGATTCGGCGATCTGCGCCCGCTGCCGCTGGACTTGTACTATTCGGAGAACGGCGTTGAGCGGACGTGGCGACTCGAACACAAGGCATTCATGCTGGTTGCGCGCCGCTACCGCCTGTCGTCCGCCTTCCGGCATAACAGCGACCGCGCAGGCCACGCCGACGTTGCCGACGCCCTGCTGCGCGCGGCAGGCGTCAAGTACGTGCTGAGCGAGCGCCGCACGCTCCTTCCTGCATCATAATCACCACCGGAGAACCGCAATGGCGAAATACGACCGCTACACCTATGAGAAGAAGCGCCCCATGAGCGCCAACCCGATCTGTGTCTATGGCTGGGGCACCTACCCGGCAAGCTCCGTCCTGGCCGGGCAGGCGATGAAGTGCTTCATCGACAGCTTCCCCGATGTCGAGGCGGCACTCAAGGAATACCCGACTGCCACCGCCAGCAGCAAATACACCGAGCCGCAAGTGAGCCTCAACCACCTGCCGGGCGAGGATGACCCGGTGCCGGGCGGCATGTACCCGGATGACATCGACTGACCAAGGAGAACCACCCATGCTTGTACGACTCACCAATGGCGCGAACAGCTACGCGCATATCTCGAAGAACGGCAAGGAGCTGGACGTGCTGCTGACGCCGGGCCGGACCCCGGCCGAATCGCTGCGCGCCAGTGCCCAGGAAATGCGCGATCAGGCCGCGCGCCTCACTGAGCGCGCCGAGCTGGTCGAGCTGGCCGCCGAGCGAATCTGATGAGCACACCCGATTTCGAGGCCATCAAGGCGATACTGGACGCGGCGTGCTACCGCCCGGACCAGTCGCCGGATGAGTACCTGACCCTGCTCGGCCGCGTCCTGGCGGAAACTCGCGACCGCGAGCGCGCCGCGCGGCTGGCAAAATTCGGCGCACAGTTCAAGCCCGCAGGCCAGCCGGTCGAGGAATCGGCCGCACAGCACCAGTTTCAGCCCTGCCAGCAGGTTTTTACCGCCGAGGGGTATCTCGGCTACATCGCCGGGCACGATGCGAGCGGGAAGGCCATCGTCAACGTCGTATGGGAGGCGGCCGAGTACGATGAATCGAAGCTGACCGCGATCCCCGGCCCGGCCGTGCTGGACACGATGCGGACGTAACACCAGATTTTGAAAGAATAGAAGATGCGAAACATGGAAATGAAGGTATTCAATGGCTGGACGATGAAGAACGGCAAGCAGGTGGCCGTCATCGTGGCGGCGTCATCGCAGCGCAAGGCTTCCGCCGCCCTGGCGGAATTCGGCATCGACGCGAGCGTGCGGGCCATCCAATCGTACTGGGCCATCACCGGCAACAAGAAACACTGCGAGGTGGCGCTGGCCGTGCCTGGGCAGGCATTCGCCGCCAGCTCGCTCGACAGCGATGACTACAAGCCGCTGCCGCGCAAGCCGCTGGCGAAGGTGCCGCAATTGCCGAAAACCCCGACGGACCCGGAGGGCAAGCGCCTGTATGACAAAAACCGCCGCGAGGCATCGGACAAGAACAAGCGCGAGCGCGGCGAGAGGCGCATTAGCTCGTGGCTTCCGCCCGAGGCCGCCGCAGCGCTCGACCGGCTGACGGGCGGGGATGAGTCGCGCGGCGCGGTGCGCGCGGCGCTGGTGCTGGCGCTGACCACCTGCGCGGCCACCCAGGAAGCACAGAAGGCCGCATAGCCATGAGCCGCGATCTGTTCCAGGGCACCACGACAGCGGCGGCAGGGACCGTCGCGCCCCAGCAGCTCGATCTGATCGGGCTCGCAGAGGCGATTGAGGCCGTGAACCGGCAATGTGAGCGGCAGGCGAGGGCGCTGCGCGAACTGTTCGCCGAGCACGGCTATGACCTTGCGAACGGGGATGTGCTGTACCACGCGCCGGACGTGGCGCTCGACGTGCCGCCGCGCTACCGCGCCCAGGTCCAGCCGAGCCCGCTGGTGCCATCCGGGCAGATCGTCTTTACCAAAAACCCCCGTTTTTCGCTGTTCTAGTCGGGCGTCCACGGCGCGAGGTCGTGCAGCTCGTCGCGCGGCGCGATCACGAACTTGGTCGTGTAGGGGTAGATCGCGACGCTGCCGGTGACGCCGACGATTTCAAACCCGATCAGCACCCCGCCGCCCGGCATCACGCCCACCAGATCACCCTTCTGCGGGTCCGGGCCGGGCTGCTTCACCCCATCCACCTCCACGTCCAGGCACACGATCTGCGCCTCCTGCATCGGCTCGCTGGGCACGATGGCGTCGCCCCGGTCGGTCATATCCGCGCCGCCATCGTAGCGGCTGGTGATGAGGATGCGACCCATCCCGAGCTGGGTGTACTCGAACTCGGGCTCGTCCTCGTTCTTCAGCACGCCCAGGCCGCCGAGGGTCGGCAGGCCGCCCATAGTCTCGTCGGCCGTGCGCTTGAGCACCTTCCGGTACACCACGCAATCCATTGAGTTCGGGTGCTTCAGCGTCACTGTGCGCGCCGCCTGCATGATCCTGATAGGTACTTGGGTGATCGTCATTTCTTGCTCGCTGCCTTTACGATTTGGTCAAACTGCGCCTGTGTGATCGCGCCCAGCTCCAGCAGGGAACGCGCATGCCGCTCCACCTGCCGCATTGCCGCCGTGGGCTTTGCCGCGTCCGTAGCGGCCTTCTTCATATCACGCTTGGCCTTGGCGCGCGCCGCGATTTCCTTCTTCTCGGCGCTGCTTTTCAGGTTGGTGCTGGAGGTCCGCTTGCTCGACTGCGCCTCGGCCATCTGGCGCAGCTCCGCGACCTTCGTTTTCTCGGCCTTGATCTGCGAGCGGTCCAGCGTGTCGCGCGCCTTCAGCACCGCCTGGGCGATCTTGAGCTGCACCGCCGAGTCTTTCAGGACGACGTGCATGGTGCGCAGGACGTGCTTGCACGCGACGCCTACCAGATTCGGGTTCCTGATCTTCGGGAAGCCGGTTTCGTTGCGCCCGGCGTTGTACTTGCCGATGGTCGCCATGTAGCGATACCAGAACGTGTGGCGGCCGCAGTCGCAGTCGAACGCCAGCCGCCCGCCCGCCACCAGCTTGCCCAGCTTCTTCGGATCGTTCGGCGATGCGCCCACGGCCGCGTCGAAGTCCAGAAACAAGACTTGGACGTGGTGCCGCGCCACGTCCGAATGCGGCCCGGCGTTGGTGATGAAGTGGACCTTGCCGCCCCGGATCGACGCGGGCACCGCCATGCGGATTTCGCTGTTCGCGCGCTGACGGTCGGACGGTAGCGACAGGTCAATCACGCCCTGGGCCGTGATCCCGCCCTTGAACTTGGTCTTGAGGCGCGTGACGTTCTGCTGGAATGCCCGGATGTCGTCAATGGTGATGGCGCGCAGCTCGCCGCGTAGCGACGTGCTCAGCAGCCGCCCGGCGTCATACTCGCCCGATACCTCGTTCGGGTTGAGGATCGTGGTGGCGGCCTGCCGCCGCGCCAGATCGAACGCTGCCGCTTCCGCCGCCTCGCGCTTGGTCGAGCCCAGGCGCGCGGTAGCCGCGCCGATGGTGGCCTTAATTGAGGGCTTCAAAGGCACGTCGTTCCTCGTCCGTCAGATAGCCGGTTTGGCGCTTGATGAGCATGAGCTGGCCGGACGTGGGCAGCACGAGCTGCTGTTCAGGAATGACCTGTTCCAGCGTGTCGAGCCCGGCCGCCGCGAAGATCGCCATGTACTCGCTGCGGCTGCCGTAGACCCGCTCCGCGATCAGGGTGATGTCCGTCCGCTCGTCCGGCTTCGTGTAGTAGCGCAGCGCCTCAGCCCAGCCGGGCGTCCTCAACGAGAACGCCCGCACGGCCTTGACGAATTCTGCCGTAGCAGTAGGGCTATAAGGCATTCCAGCTTACCCGTAGGTTCGGATGTACAGGTCGCGCGGCATGATGCGCCATGCCTCGACACGGAACAGCGGGAATTCAGCCTCGCTGAAAGCCGCCGCAATCAGCTTCGAGCAGAAGTCATAGAATGGCCGCTGCATTTCGATGCGCAGAATGAACGCAACGAGGCCGAGCCAGTCATACTCCCTGCCGATGTGCTTGCGCGCTGCCGCAAGGACTGCATCGGGGTCCGGGCAGGGCACGTCGATGATTTCCCACTTGCTCGCTGCACCCTTGAACTCCGCGAGCGTCCGCTTGCCGACCTTTTTGAACATCAGCGCCTCGATCACCTCGTCGCCGTCGATGATGCCGCAGTGGGACCACGGCGACCACATCCACGTCCGCAGCAGGACGCTGCCAGGATTGTGTCGGCGGCTGAAAATCAGTTGTACCTTCTTCATTCACTCTCCACGATGGATTAAGCAGTAGCAGCAGGATCGCCCGCGCCTTCAGGGGCCGGTGCCGCAGGCTGCGGCAAGCCCTTGATGTGGCGCTCGTATTCCTCGGTCTGGAGGACAAGCGCTGCGTCGTACTCGGCCGCAGTGATGAGTGCCTTCGCCACCAGCAGCCCCATCATCCTGGGAAGATCGGGGCGCTTGAGGTCCACGTACTTGCGCGGCAGGAGCAACGTCACGAGCCCCTTTACTTCCGGGTCTTCCGAGCTGGTGATGACCAGCGCCTTCTCCCCGAAGCGGTCGAAGAACGGGCCAACATCGACCCAAAAATACTCTGCTGGCGCGTCATCCCATGTCGCGGGCGGCCCCGATGGGGCAGTGGACCATGCACCATCCACGAAGCGCAGCGGCAGCGCAGCGTTTTCAGGCGGCGGCACTTGCGTGCTTCCGACTGGCTGCCCCGGACCATCGAACATTCCGGTGACGAACCCGGCTGCGTCAAGAATCCATGCTGGCATCATTTCACCCTTACAAATTGGCCAGCCGATCCGGGCAGATACATATAGTCGCTTGGCGTCGGGCTGTTGTCGTAGTTTTCAACTGAAGCTGCCACCGAATTGCTAGCGCCCAAGGTGACAAACAGCCCGGCCCCATATGTGGTTCCGTACCCCGAGATCATATTAAGCCCCCCGTTTTTTCTCATTTTGAAAGTGACGCCATCATTGGAAACGATCGAATATCCCGAGTATGTACTGTCATTTATGAAAATGATAAGGGTGCCGTCGCCATATATGCAGCCGTTGAACCCGCCAGTGCTTCCGCCGACGTTCTTACCTGCCCAGTTGATTCCGTCCGGCGATGTGTAAAACGTAAAGTTTGTAGTGCTCTTGGCACCGACGATGAACTGGCCGAAGGCATATCCAACGAGATTGTTGGCGGTCATCGTTGCGCCGGGCAACACGCGGGCGGTCCAATTGATGCCGTCGGGCGAAGTTGCTGCACTGGTGCTATCCGAGGCAACGGCAACCCATGTGCCACCACCATATGCCAAGCCGTTCCAGCTCCCCGTTGCTGGCAGGGTGCGCGGGGTCCAGTTGATGCCGTCCGGCGACGAGTAGCACTGGTTTGTCGTTGCGGCGTTATTAAAAGCGATGAATTTGCCCCCGCCAAAAGCCAGTGCGCTGGCCGTGGCGACGCCGATGGTTCCGCGCGACACCCAATTAAGGCCATCTGTGGAAGTGGCAACACCGCCAACACTATTCAAGGCAACGAATACACCATTGCCCCATTTGACGCCGACCCATGTTCCCGAGGCTGGCAGGGCCGCTACATCCCAGTTCTTGCCGTCGGTGGAGATGAGCGCCTTGCCTTGCCCGCTGGAAGATGACCCGCCTACCACGACAAACATGCCGTTGCCATACTCTGCGGAATTCCAACCGCCGGTCGCAGAAACTGCGGTGGTGATGGAAAGGCTGACGGCGTTCATGCTGCCGTTGCGCGGGAATGCGGCCGACAGGTCCGGGTAGTCGGAACGCCTCACGAGTTCGCCAGCGGCTTTGTAAGCATCCCCGGATCGAAAAACCGAGGCCACGGCACCAATTGGCACCTGATTGACCACCACCGAAGCCTGTGTCTGGCTAAGCGTCCGGCCCATTATGCGGCCTCCTCGAAGCCATGAGCGCGAACGGACACATTGCCCGTACTGCTGCGCACGATGATCTTCTCGCCCGGCGAGCAAACTACGCCGGTACGCTCCAGCACACCACCAGCTTGCAGCGTAGCGTCATATTCGATGTAGTCATCGACTATCGGCGCGGCCCCGACAGAGACAGCCAGCCGCACCAAGGCATCGCCGGGACCGCGATTACAAAAGCTAATGGTTGCAGTTGCGACCGTTGCGACCGGGGCGGCCGGGGCGGTATAGATCGCGGTATCTTGACTGGCCGCGAGCGCGGCCTTTCCGAGTCTGCCTGATGGCATAGTGGCTCTCCTTAAAGGCTAGTATGGAAAAAGCGCTTGGCGCGGCGGCCCATGATTAGGGCGTCTACCTCGGCTTGCGTCATGTATTGGGGGTGAGGGTCGTTCCTCGCCTCATGATCCGTAACCGCAGCGCCGAGTTCGTCGGCGGTAACGTACTGCGGGTGAGGGTCTAGATCGGCCTCGTGGGCGAAGATCATGGACTGCATGGCCGCGTCGCCCAGCTCCACCTGCACCGTTACCGAGTCAGCGGGAAGGGCCGACACGTCGAGCGTGTACGCGATAGGCACGTCATATTCCGCCGACTTGTAGAACAGGTACTTATCGCTGCGGCTCCAGATCGCAACGAGCGTCGCCCCGGCGTAGAAGCCGATTTCGCCTATCCACTGGTCATTGAGGGGGCGTCCGTCCGGGTCTTGATCCTTGAGGGTGATGCCGACGCGGATCGAGGTCGGGGACGCCTTGCCCCCAGCGACAACCGGGAAGCGCGCCAGCTCGTTCGCAAGCGCCGTTTCGTCGCCGGTCGGATCGTACTTTCCCGAGCCGATGGCGATGTCCGTCAGCGTGAGCTGAAAACCCGGCGTCGGAGACTGCGGGAACAGCGCTAGGCCAGCATGGGTGAACGTTGGGTTAATGGGGACCATGTTTTGCCCTGAATGACTTGGTAGGTCATTCTGCGGCACCGCCCCCGCCGCGCCCGCGCTGGTTTTCCTAGATGGTCAGGAAGAACTCGGCCAGCTCGTCCGAAAAGTCAGTTGCCGCCTGCGCCTTATACGCGCGGTCGGCAGCGTCCACCAGCGCCAGCACCGCCATGTTGCCGTTCGAGACATCGGGCGACAGGCGATACTTCGAGCCGTTCTCGTCCAGGCCATTCGCCTCGATCTTGTGTGACGGGTCGAACTTGGTCACGCTGGGCAGCATTTCGATCATGGCGGTCGCCTTCGCGCGGAAGAACAGCCGGATCGCGCCCTGCAACTTGTCCTCATCGAACAGGCTGTCGCGCTGCTCCGAGCGCGGGTCGTTGGACACGGCAATCGCGCCCTCGACACGCTCGCCGTAGGCCAGCTCCTTCGCCACGATGAACAGGCCGCTGCCCATATCGAGCGCGCCGAGCACATTTGCGGAGCTGCCGCCGTAGCCGGTTATCTCAGCCTGAATGCGCACGGTAATCATGTGACGGTCCACTCCGCTCCATCGGCATTCAAGCCGTCCACCTGCACCACCACCGGATAGCCTGCTGGCGCTGGGTTGCCGTCGTTCGCCTCGTCCGCCTTGGGCGACATAAACATGGGGATGGATGCCCGGATGCTCATGTCCACCAGCAGGATCGTGAGGTTCTTCTGATCGGCCTTGCCGTCCACCGCGCCCAGGTCGATTTCCTCCAGCACGGCCGGGAAGTCGTGGCGCTGCCCGGCATACTCATGCCAGTGCTTGAATCGGCGGCCGCCCGGCCCGTTCGCCCACAGGTGGAACTGCATCGCGAGGCTGTGCGCCGTGTGCGCCTCGGGCGCGATGATGACCACCTGCGCGCGGTATTCATTAACGGACAGACGCACCTTGAACGTGCGGCCGTAGGGGTCGTCCGGGCTCGCCACGTCGATGGGCGTACCGATGGCCGCGCCGAAGTCGATCATGGCCGGGCTGAAGTCCTTCGCCATCCCCACCAGCATCACCGGCAGGAACGAGGACAGGCCCGCCCCGCCGCCTGGGGTGCCGTTCGCCTTCTCGTTGTCATTCTTGCGCCACTCGTCCAGCATCGCCTGCACGTCGTCCACCATGCGACCGGGAACCCACACGATTGACTTGGCGAGTCCGCGCTTGACGAATTCCTCCATCGCGGGCGTGTCGGCCGCCAACTGGGCGTAGAACTCGCCCAGGTAGGTGCCGAGGGCGATTTCCAGCGGCGTGCGCATGCTGCTCATCGCGGAATTCCCCACTGCTGCATGGCGCGATCCAGCATCGTGTCGCTGCTGCCCTCATCCGGCAGTGCGCCGAAGCGCGCCAGCGATGCGCCCCTGAACCCGGACGCCGTGGCTGCAAATGCCTGCGTCGCCTGCTTCGACAGCAGGGCAGGGCGCTGGCCGCCGACGCCATCGAGCACGGTATTGCCGCCGCGCGCGAGCGCCGACATCAGTTCCTCGTTTTCCTCCATGAGCTTTTGCATGGTCGCCAGCGCCAGCGCGTGATCCGCTTGCAGGCTGTCGTACAGGGTCAGCATCGCCTCATTCCCCTGGGTGAAGTCGTGCATCACGAAATCGAAGATCGCGCCGTCCTCGCCGCTCTCGCCCGCCACACTGTCGAAGGTATAGCCGCGATTCGTCGTGAAATTCGGCTCCAGCACGTAATCGAAGCCTGCGAACACGGTAGGGACATCGAGCCCGCCGCGCGGTGCCGCATGAATGGCGCTGGAGAACCCGCCCGCCTTGCTGCGGTGCAGACGCGCGGCAACCTTGCCCGCCGCAGTGTCGAGGAATTCGGTCTGGTGCTCGATGGTGCCGTCCGGCTCGGCATGCAGGTAGGTCGTGACAATCGCGGGCTCGATCTTGACCACCTTGCCGCCCACGATGGCCGTTTCGGGCGGGATCAGGCCGAACTTCATGCGCAGCCAGTGCCCGTAGTAGCCGAGCATATCGCGGTTCTTCACGCGCTCCTGAGTCTCGGGCGAGTTCACGAGTGCCGCCAGGGCGCGCGTGTCGAAATTGCGATCCTTGCCGCGATGCGTGCGCCCGCGCTGGCCGACGTTAAAACGAATAGTTTCCGGCATATCTTTCCTAGTTCGGTTATTGGTCAAAAACCTTGTTATGCGCCTGCTGGCATGCGCATTGTTCCCCTCAAATACATCGGCATGACTGCACCGGCACCGCCCGCCAAGCGCAGACCGTTCGCCATTTCCACGTACAGCACCATTTCCAGCACGAGCCTCGCAGCGAGCGCCGAGCGCAGCGCCTTTTGCATCGCTACCAGCCCGGTCCCGTCGTCCACTGCGACCGTGACACCAGCCCGGATTCGGCTTGTCAGGAAGTGCGTCGCAGGGTCGCCGTCGGCCGTCTTGTCGTTCGGGTAGTTGAGCATTGTGGCAATCGGGTGCCAGAGCTGGTCTACGCGCCATTCATTCGGCCATACGGTCTGTAGATACTTCCGCAGGAACAGCATGCCCCGCTCCGGGTTCCGCGCGCGCCACGCCTTCAGCAGAAAGCGCATTTGCACCGCGTCGCGCCGGATCAGGGCGAGGCCATCGTTCAACAGGCTTCGCTGGACCAGCTCATCGCCGCCCAGGTGCGCCATGCCGTACAGATTCAGCGCGCGCTCGCGCTCGCGCACGAGATTGCCGAACACGTTGATGAAAACCTGCTTCAACTCGCTTTCAAGCTGGTTTTCCTCGAAGCTCGCGACCAATGGCGCGAGGCTTGGAGGATCGACCGGGATCAGGTTGTTCGACATCGCTTAGTGACTCCACAGGCCGTCGTTGTAGGTCGCTTGCGTGACGTTCACGGTGATGGAAGCGGCCGAGACATAGCGGTATTCTTCCGGCATCGGGGCCGCCTGCGCACCAAGAACCACTTCCAAGTCACTGCCGTCATCCTGAAGCGCAGGCACCAGCCGCTTGATTTCCTCGTAGATGCGCTTGCGGTTCAGCGACAGCATGCCGCGCGCTGCTGCCACCGAATCCGCGCCGTACAGGCCCAGCAGCGCCCCGGTGATCTTGTTCTTCGTGTCGGCGATGTCATGCACCACCGACACCTGCGCATTGATGGTGACGGGCAGCTCGACCGGGACCGGCGCGACGAACTCGATTCTGTAGGAGTCGTCGGCCGCCGCGATGTACTTGGTAATCTCGGACTGAAGCCAGTCCGTCGTCACGTTGTCCATCAGCGCCGCGACGAACAGCTTGTTGTTGTGGGTGATGGACGGGCCGCGCACCTTTTCCTCGATCTGCTCATTCCAGACCGAGAGGAAGCGCAGCGAGCCCAGGTTACTGCGCACGAGGAAATCGAAGTTCCCCAGGTAGACGGCGGACCTGTCATAGATGCTCGGGTAGCGGGTCAGCTCGCGCAGCATCGCCACGTCCACCGGGTTCGCGCCGGGGAACGAGACAGCGGCAAGGATGATCTTGGCGGACTGGTCTGCCGTGCTCGTGTTTGTCTCGAACACGAAAGGGGCGTTTGCGGACAGCTCCGCGAGGCCGCCCGTTTCCTCGATCACGAAATCAATCACGGTGCCGTTCGAGGGCTGCACGCCGAAGGTGCCCGCCCAGCCGAATTTCGCATACAGGGCGCGGTATTCGTCAGTCTCCAGCGCGAAGCCCGGCTCATCCGGCCCGAGGTTGGAGAATTCCGGGGTGTATGGGAATGCCACGCCCGCGACCGATACGGACACGCCGCTGATGTACAGGTCCGGGTCGCTCGACGGCGGCACCTGCACCGAGTAGAACGGCGTCGAGTTCGCGACCGTGTGCGAGTAGGCGCGCGTCGTGAGCTGCTTGGCGCTGATCGTACTGGTTCCCCCAGGCGCGACGACGGCGGCAGTATCCGCGACGTAGACGCGGCTCTGCGGGCCGATCAGGCGGCGGCCAATGTTGATGGACAGTGGCGTATCGGCCCCATTCGTGACGGTCATGGTGACACGCGCCGGGCGCGCAAACGGCAGAATCCCCTTCAGGGTTGCGTCGGCAAGCACGGTCGTGTCTCGCGCCTTGGTGAAGGGCTCCATGCTCTCCACGTCGATCTGCGACGAAATCATTGCGAGCATCGTCGCCATCGCATTCATGTGCGCGATCACGCGCGGATCACCGGCTTGATACAACTGCGCCACGAGCGGCTGATTGGAGACTTCAGCGGTTATCGCCGCCAGAAAGTCGTCGCGCGTAAAGGCCATTATTAGGAACTCCCGAGCGGGATCATTTCACCCGCCACGTCAATGTAAATCGTGCGTTTGTCCGGGCCATCGTCCACCGCGTAAATGTTCAGCGAGGACGAGGGGAGGGCGGCCACCAGGGGAATGTCTACGCGCATTTTCGCCAGCAGCGAATCGGCGATCCCAGTGGTCATAGGGCTCTGCAAGAGCGCCTTGAGGTCGGCACCGTAGCCGCTGCCGAGGTAGCCGTTAGGCGGCGTCGCCAGCCAGTGCTGGATCATGCCTACAAGGTCGTTTTTGCTGATCGTATCCATGCCTCATGGTAAGGGTTGGCGAAAAACTGACTTCCGGGCCTTTTCCTACCGTTGAATATAGGCATAACTATTGCCACCCCCACCCGATTGCATTAGCATACCTATTTTTCTAACAAGAAATATAGGGATCGCAATATGGACTATCTGGCCGAGCACTACACCATCAAGGCGCGGACGGCCCCGCTGCCTGACGTTGAGCCCGAACCGCCTCACGACGAACCCGCAGCACCGGCCGCCCCGGTGCTGACGCTGTACGACTACCAGCTTGCGGCGAACGCGCGCGTCGCTGAAGTCGCCCGCGAACTGACCTTGATGGGATGGGCGGTATGACTTGGGTAGTGGGTATGAGCCGCCCCGATCCGGTCGCGGACACGATAGATGCGGCGCAGCTCACCGCGCTCGATGACCAGCACCAGGGCCGCGCCACGACCGCGCCCGCGCCGAACGTCCGCGACATGGCGCTGCTGATCGCGCGCCTGTCCTACGCCCTCAAGTGCGCCGCGCCGAATCACGAACTCCCGGCCAAGGCGACCGCGTTCCTGAAGAAGCATGACCTGATCGGAAGCCCGCTGCGCGCGACGGTAGAGGAACAGGCCACGGTGGCGCAGCAACAGCGTTGGATGGCGCTGGGCGAGGCCGTCGAGCGCGGCGCACGCGATCTGCCGAAGGGGCACGAGTTGCACGTCGAAGTCGAGCGCGACGCGGGCACGGTGGCGCTGTATGACGGCGACTGCGACCGGCTCACGGAATTCGAGGGCGACACGCTCGCGGACCAGATCAACAAGGCCATCGACTACGCCGTGGCGCTCACCGGCCAGGACGCAGCAGCATGAACGCGCACCAGCGACGCATCCACCGCCGTGCGCTGCCGCCTGTAACCGGCTGCGGCCGACAGGGCCACAGTGGCACCACCATCTACCCCGACCTGATGTGTACCGATGGCTACATGAGCGATATGGACGCCGACGGCGACGACCCGAGCGCCGCGCGCCCGCCGTGCCAGCACTGCAACCCGGTCGAGCACGCCGAATGGGCGCGCGAGCAGCAGGATGAGGATGACGAACTTCCCTATGGCCTGCGGCCTGACTCCAAAGGTCGTCTCATGTACGAATGCCGCCACTGCGGCGGCGACCGGGAATGGTGCGGCGAACCGCACGAATTTTGCAACGACACTCACATGAACTGCGGCGGCTCGCCGTACTGCTTACCGTAAAGGACGCATCAATGAAACGCCATGAATTGAAAACCGACCCGGACGCCTTTAACGCGGTCCTGCTGGGGACAAAGACCCATGAAATCCGCAAGAATGATCGCGGCTTTGCCGTAGGCGACGAGCTGCTGCTGCACGAAACCGAGTTGGCCGAAGCTGACCGCCCGACGGACCACGCGCACACTTACACCGGCCGCGAACTGCTGCGCCGCGTGACGCATATTCAGGAGGGCTACGGGCTCGCGCCGGGCTGGGCCATCCTGTCCATCGAGCGAGTGCCGCAAGAGGGCGACTGGATCGTGCGCGAGCGCCGCGACCCGGATGGGGCTCTGATGAGCTGCTTTGTTCAAGCGCCGCGCGAGGGCGACATGGCCTATGGCCTCGAAGTCCTCGGCGACGACTACGAGGGCTACGGCGACGTGGAACGCAAGCTAGAGCACTGCAAGATGATCGTGGCGCTGGTGAATGCCGCGCGCGGGCAGGTATCGCCTGCGGACTACGAGGAAGTGCTGGCCGACCATCGCCGCTTGGCGCGCGAGCTGGACGTGCTGCTGAACGGCGAGGAAGGCGCAGCCAAGCAAGCGAGCCTCGCCGACATCGTGGCCCAGGTGCGCCGCGAGCGCCAGCAGCCGCGCGATGAAACCTACCTGTTCGAGCACTGGGCGAAAGACCCGATCCGCGCCGCGAAAATCCCGCTGGCGAAGCACCCGAACGGCGCGTATACGGACACCCGCAGCTACCTCATCAACTACGGTTGGAAGTCGCGCGCAAAGCAGTTCGACGGCCTGTTCGCGAAGCCCGAGAACATCGACCCGTTCACCGACACTGGCGAGGGCCACAAGGACGCATCCTACGAACGCCTGCGCCTCGCCTGCGCCATCCAGCAGCCCGCTCCGATCCCCGATCAGATGGCGCTGGTATGGCGCGCGGACATTATGCGCATGCGCCATGACCTGACCCACAAGCAGGCATTTTTCGACTACTACCGCCCGCTGTCACAGGCCATGCGCGACGTGATCGCCGAGCGCAAGGATCAGGTGACGCGCGAGGGCTACACCACCGAGGACGACGATGCGCATGTGCAGGGCGAGCTGGGCGCGTATGCCGCCTACTACGCCATGCCGCCCGGTGCACGCGAATGGCCCGCGACGGAAACCGGCTACGGCGCTACCTGGGGCGAGGCAATCATTCCGGCCGACTGGACGCCGCCGAAGCCGGGCGACCGCCGCCGCGAGCTGGTGAAAGCTGGCGCACTGATACTGGCCGACATCGAGCGTATCGACCGCGCTGACGCCCCCGCCACCACTGGAGAACAAGTATGACGGGCGCTGAAATCATCGAGCTGGCGAAGGTCATCGCCCCGTTCGTGGTCCTCATCGTGATCTTCTGGCGCGAGCGGTAAATGTCGCAGTTCTACCCGTCGATGACGACCGGCGAGCGCATCCTTAAGCTGGTGCCTGCCACGTCGGCCGAGCTTCTGGCGCAGCTCGACATCACCTCGACCGCGACGCTGCACAAATGGATCACGCGGCTGCGCAAGGACGGGAAAATCCATACCGGCCGGTGGCGGCGCGGCGAGAACAATTTCGTCGCCGTGCATGTGCTGGGCAAGGGAAAGGATGCGAAGCGCCCGAAGCCCTGGACCCCAGCCCAGCTACAGGCCCGGTATCGGAAGTCCCTGAAGGAATCCGGGCGTTACGTGGACTTCCTGATCGCCGCACGCAAGCGCGGCTATCGCTACCGCCAGCGGCGAGGACAGAAGCTCAAGATCAAGCCGGACCCGCTGCTGCAAATGTTTTACCGGCAGATATAAGAAAACTGTATCAACCGCAACACTGGCCGGAATCGAACGATTGTGGACAGGTAGAAACAACGGGAAGCCGCGCCCCGATCCGCGCGGCATTCACATAAGGGCAACACCATGATTTTTCTCATCCTCCTGCTGAACCTCGCGATTAGCTGGGCGAACTGCTGGGCCGTCGGGCGCATCTGGAACGATACGCGCGCGCTGGGCGGCTGGCCGCGACTGCTGGCATGGTCCGGCGCGATCCAGGCGGCCATCGGCTTTTCCAGCGTGATCGGCTTCGCCGTCGGCTACATCGCCTATGCGACCGGCCACCTGCCGCCGCACGCCGCCAAGGCCGCACTGTCGCTCTGGTATCTGCTCATCATCGTGCCCGCGCTCGGGACCGGGCTGATTATCACGATCCAATCGTGGATCGCCGCGCTCCGCGAGCGCAGCCTGTTGAACATGGGCGTTGCCGCCTACAACACGTATGCCCAGGCGAGCAACATGATCGGGGCCATCGGCGGCATTGGCGATGCATGGAAGGCCGTCGGCGACCTGTTCGACTCCAGGGACAACGAGGGCGCGGCCCCGGCTATGATCCTAACCGTGCTGGCGCTCGTCGCCCTGGCGCTGCTGGGCGGTATCGTGCTCACCTATGCGCTGATCCGCAAGTACGCGGCCACGTCGGCACTGCCCGAGCCTGATTTCGCCAAGGCGTAACTTCCTGTTGACGGATCGAATTGTGAGCGCGTACAATTCGATCCGTCAGCAGCGCATAGGGCGCGGCGGCCACAAGGAGAATGTGATGCAAGAAATGATTATCAAGCCCGAGGGCTCCACGCCCGTTGCCGTGTACTACCGCATCGTGCGCAAGGATGAAATCGGCGAATACGTCCTCCTGAATGGCCGCCGCGCCTACATCGTCCGCAAGGACGGCCGCGCCTACGTCGATTACTACATGGACAAGAAATAAACATGGCAACCCACAAAATCACAAGCGAAATCGAAATCAAGCCCGGCCAATGGGTTTGCAGACTCCCGTTCTCCATGTTCTCCAGCCATCTGTGCGATCGACCGCAACTGGTCATGGGAGCATCCGGGCAGCGTATCTATCTGGCCGAGACTAGCGGTGCGAACCAGGGCAACTACATTTCGCGCAGCACCGCCGCATACCTGTGCGACACCGAAGCGGAAGCGCTCGCCGTGTACGCGGTCAGCGAATCGCAGGCGCGCGCGCTCCAAGCGAGCCGGGATGCGATCAAGGCTGAACACGAGGCCAAGATCGCTGCCCTGATCGCCGGGAGCGCAGCATGAGCCAGCGCCCATTCGAGGTAGCGGCCCACAAGGCACCATCCCGCGAAGCGCTGCAAGCCCAGTGCGACGCCTTCAATTTCGAGTGCGCCGTCGGCGGCCCGGTCGCGGTTAAGCTCGACGGCCGCGACAAGCCCCTCATCACCACCACGCGCAGCGAGGCGCAAGTCCTGTCCGGGCACTCGGCCGTCGTGTGGCTGGACGGCGTGAGCGGGTGCTACCTGCTGGAGCGTGTCGCGCCGATCCCGCGCCCCGCGCCGCAGCATCTTGCCCCGGTTATCACTGAGGCCGGTGCCCGGATGCTTCGCCAGCACCTCGAAAGTGCCCTTGCGAACTCCCCCGGCTACCACATGGCACTGGTTCCGGGCGACGATGTACTTGCGCTGCTGGACAACATGCGCGCCGTGCCCCGCCTGCCCACGCCGAAGCAGCTCCGCGCAGCACTGCGCCACACCAGCGATGCCGAGCTGGCGAAGTCGATCTATCTGGCGATGACCAGCGCCGAGGCGATCACACCCGAGGGACCGACCACCCGCATCCAGAAAGGACCGGCCCAATGAGCATCCACACCGCCACGCGCCCGGTGCGCGTCTACCACCGCCCGTCGCGCCCGAAAGAGGGCGGCGGCATCCATTACCCGCTCGAAGTGCAGCACGCGCGCGGCCTGTTCCACCAGTTCAGCATCCAGAGCGAGGAACTGGACACTGGCGCGGCGCATTGCCCCGTCGCCGTGGTCGAGCTGGCCGACGGCTCTGTTATCACCCCGGCCGCGCACATGATCCAGTTCCTCGACATCGCGCAGGAGCCTAGCCATGCGTAAGCCGACCACCATCACCGCCGTGCGCCCGGTGGACGAGGATCACCAAGTCGTCACCGTCGAAGGCGGGGGAGGGCAGTACCGCCGCGAGCCGTGCGGCGGCTGTCCGTGGCGCGTAGACCAGACCGGCCAGTTTCCGGCCGGGGCGTTCCTTGTGTCGGCGAGCACGGCCTACGACATGGCGCGGAACAAATTTTCATGCCACGAATCGGGCTCGAAGAAACCCGCGACGTGCGCCGGGTTCCTGATGCGCGGCGCGGATCATAACCTTGCCGTGCGCCGCGCCTACAGCAGCGGCATGTACGATTTCAACGCGATCAGCGACGGCGGCCACGAGCTGCACGCCAGCTACCGCGCGATGGCCGAGGCGAACGGCTGCGACCCGGACGCCCCTGAACTCGCCCCATGCCGATAAGGACCACCATGACCACACTCTACGCGATACGCAGCGCCCTGCCGCGCCGCCTGTGCGACGCTGCGAGCCCGATGCCGATGGCCGACAAGGACCGCTTTCAATGGAGCCACCCGGACGCAGAATTCATCGAGCCGTTCTTCAACCTCGGCCTGTACAAGTGCCCGCACTGCAAGCTGACCTTTCACGCACCGAGGCGGACGCAATGAAGCTGCTGCTGATCGCCTGTTCCGAGCGCAAGCTGGGCGGCACGCACCGCGCGCTGGACCTGTACCGAGGAACCATGTACAACGTGCTGCGCAAATGGATGCCAGCAGCACCGCCCGACATTTGCATCCTGTCGGCGAAGCATGGCCTGCTGCACGCGGACACCATGACCGAGAACTACGAACAGCCGATGACGCCCGCGCGCTCGCGCGAGCTGCTGGCGCAACCGCTGGCGCTGGCCGGGTTCGAGGGCAAGCGCTACAGCGCGGTATTCATCGCCGCGCCGTCCGCCTATCGCGAGCTGGGCCGCGCCTACGTTGACCAGCTCCGCGCGACCGGGATCATCGCCCAGGACGCGCCGGTAAGCGGGACCGAGGGAGGTATCGGCACGCAGCGCGGCCAGCTCGGCGCATACCTGCGGGGACTCGGCCAATGATGCCAAGCTTCACCCCGGCCGAAATCATCCGGCAGCGCCGCCAGCAAATGCTGATCCACTCGCACCTGTACTACCGCATGGACGCGCCGATCATCAGCGACGACCAGTGGCAGCGCTGGGCCGACGAGCTGGCGCAGCTCCAGCGCCAGCACCCTGAGCCGATCAATTTCTACGACCGCGAATTCGCAGACTGGGACGGCTCGACCGGCATGCACTTGCCGAATGATGGCTGGGTCATCGAGAAGGCCGATCTGGTGCGCCGCCTGCACGCGGGCGACCACCAGCGCCCGGATGCCGAGAAAACGCCGCCAGCGCCCGCTATGCAAGCGCCAGCAACGCCGCCGCCCATGCCGCCCGCGCAGTTCTCGCTGCTCTAGCGCAATGAGCGCGCATACATTGCGCGCCTGCATAGCGGGCTCGGCCGTGGAGGGCACACTGTAGGAACCGCCACCACCGGAGAGCCGCCGATGTACCTCGACCTTCAGCGCCCACCGGGCCAGCCGTGCCCGGCCTGCTACGTCCCGCGCAACAAGCCCTGCAAGCCCAATTGCTCAAGCATCTACCGACCGCCGCGCATCAGCTTCCTTGATCGCCTGCTGTCCCGCCTGCCGATCCCGTAACGAAAAAGCCCCGGACGTGTGCCGGGGCTTTTCTTTTGGCGAGCACCGCAGTGCCCAGGCCGGGAAGGGATCAGGCGCGCAGCAGCACGGCGCTATGGCCCTCGGCCTCCTGTTCCGCATGGGTGCCGATCAGGGAATGGGTCGAGGTCTTGGCGGTGCTGATGGGCGAGCAACACAATCGCTCATGCGCGCTGGCGCTGGGCGTGTGCAGCGCCGCCACCACGGCCACGCCTGCCGATACCGCGAGCGGCCCCACCAGCGCCATTTCCAGGCCGGGGCGATCTTGCGCGCGGGCGTCCAGGCTGGCCGGGCTCGCGACGAGCTGGGCGCGCTCGACGGCGACAGCCGGGGCGGCGATGGCGACGACATCCTTGGTGGCGCGGGTTTGCTCGACGCGCTGCACGCCGGGGTCCGGCTGATGCGGCATGGCCTGCGCACTCACGCTGAAGGCCAGCGCGCACACCGCCATCATCGCAAGGGTTCGCATTCGGGATTTGGACATAAAGCTCCTTCTATGGTTGAGGTTGAACTACGGGGAAATGCTTATTCTTCGCGGCCAGTCACGGCCACAGCAGGCAGGCGCAGATCACCCGCGCCAGCTCGGCGGCACATGCCCCGAGCGCCATGAACGCCACCGCGAAGCAACACGCGCCGAGCGGGCTTACGTCCGGTTCTCCCTGGCGGTGAATCCTTTTCTTTGCGGCTGGCATGACTGTTAAATCCCGATGATTACGATTTTACATAATGCTAATTATGCGCGGTAAGCCTTTGATTATTAAGGCTTTTTACTCGGCATTACTTATTCTATTGTCGAGTTCGGTTGTAGCGCGAATCCGGCCCGGAAACGTCCCGACAAACGGCCCCGGCGTACCGGGCGATGAGCTGCCCGGCTTCGCGCCCGGTGGCAACGGAGTACCGCCCCCGTTGAGGACCAATGTACGGCGCGGCCGGTGGCGGCCTGGGCGTAGTTTTCCTAACCGTGCGAAATGTATGCTTACGAACACATTTCCTATTGACGCATCGAATTGTGAGCGCGTACAATTCGTTTCATCGACAACGAACCGAGTACCCCGCCATGAACAAAGCCGCCTGCATCGCCTACGCTTCCCGCTGCCGCCTCGCTTTCGCCGAGTCCAGCGAGCGCGCCGCAAAGTACGCCGTCGCATTCGGCTCCGAGTCCGACGCATTCATCGCCGAGACACGCGAAATGGCGCGCGCCAACGACGCCGCCCAAGAGTGGGACAAGCTGGCCGCCATGCACCCGCAGACCCGCTCCAAGCTGTTCCGTGACCAGTCGCTGCCGTCGGAAATCTTCGGCTTCGGCGCGGCACCAGTCGCCAAGGAGCAGGAGCTGGCCGCCGCCACGAGCGCAGCCTGGGCCGCCGAGGCGAAGGCGCAACGTGCGTTCGAGCGCGCCGACAACACCTACGCGGTGGACGATCCCCGCCTTGCCAAAGCCCGCGCGAAGCTGGACGCCGCACGCGCCGCTTCGCGCGCAGCAATCAAGGCCGAGTCCGACCATCTGCGCCAGCGCGAGGCGCGCGCCATCCTGGCCGACGAAGGCCCGCGACTGGTTTCGCGCCTGATGGAATGCCTGATGGGCGAGGACGCCCCGGCCGAGGGCACCGACATTTACGCCGACGACTTCCCGCTCGAAACGAATGACCCCTGGCTGCTGCGCGCCATCGCGATCCTCAAGAGCAAAGTCCCGCTTGACCCGGCCGAGGTGCCGAAGCTGTGCGAATTCCTGATCGGCATGTGCAACGGCGCGACGCCCGAGCCGCGCGACGCCGACATTTACGCCCGGACCACGCTCGACGGCGACGCCTACGTGCTGCGCGCCGCCCAGGTGCTCACCGAGGCCGCCGCCGCCCTGACCAAATGACCACCCACCCGGTACGCCGGGCACCATTGGAGAATCACCCCATGAGCATGACCGCCCTGATCCTGTCCCTGAGCATGGAGCGCCACACTGAGCTGACGGCCAAGTACGGCCGCCGCGCCGCCGACCGCGCCCTGTTCGCCACCGCCGCTCGCCTGATCGCGGGCGAGTACCGGAACTGATCCCAATGCCGGGAGCAGAACTGAACGGCACCGAGGCCGCAAACCGAGCCGTTATCGAGTCGAACGCGAAGGGCGCAGGCATCATCTTCCTGACCCGGAGCGAGTATCAGGACTTGTGCTACCGCGCAAACCTGTCCGAGCTGTCCCGCTACAAGGGCAAGACCATCTTCATCGTAAGCGACCCTATCGAATGACAACCCGCCCGGTGCGCCGGGCATCAACTTGGAGAACTGTCCCATGAGCACCACCATCACCCTGAAGATCAGCAAGAAAATGGCCGCGCTGCTGACCGGCATCATCCCCGAGGGCGGCACTGTCGCCGCAATCGCCGCCGAGGTCGCAGCCGGGCGCGTTGCCGCCGACGGGTCCGTGACGGTCGAAACCGAGCGCGAGAACGGCATGGCGCTACTCGGCATCGCCAAGGGCCGCATGAGCATGCTGGACGCGGCGCTGCTGTCGGCCGAAGGCCCGGACAAGCACAAGCTGCTGGGCGAGCACAGCGCATGGCGCGCGCTGGCCAAGCAGCTCCCCGAGTTCACGCCTGCCGCGTAACATGGCCGCCACCAGCTCCCCGCCCCGCCCCGACATCCACCCGTACAAGGTCGAGCAGCAGCCGGGCGGGCAATGGGCGGTCGTCAGCCCGAACCTCGGCCCGCTCCCCGAATACACCCGCGCGACCGAGGGCGAGGCCATCACCGCAGCGCTGTACTGCCGCCGCGTAGACAACCACGAAATCGACTAGCCTGCATCCGGCCAACACGAGGAACCACCCATGAACAAACCCGACGACTTCATGACCCGCCTGACCGAATGGATGGGCCGCGATCTGACCGAGGCCGAACAGCAGCGCGCGCAGGCTATGCGCGACGACGGGCGGCCGCTCACCATCATCGGCCGCGCGCTGAAGGCCGCCGCTGTCGCTGCCGCTGCGATCACCACGCCCGAGCACATCATGCGCAAGCTGCGCCAGCGTCACGAGCTGGACGCGGACGACACCTCGCGCGACGCCGAGCTGAACGCCCTTCTGCCGCTGCAAAAGCTGCGCCACATCGCCGCCTGGGAGATTGGCAGCCCGGACTGGGCCGACCACTTCATAACCTGGGCGAAGCAATGCGGCATCACCATCGTGGACCCGCGCGACTGACCCGCACCACCCCAGCCACAAGGCCCGCCGCGAGCGGGCTTTTTTTTCCTCTTGACGAATCAAATTGTGAGCGCGTACAATCCGATTCATCAGCGGCGCACGGTGCGCAGCGCATAACCCGGAGAATGACTATGAAGCTCGAAACCTACCTCGCCAAACAGGGCTACATCACCTACGTCAGCGAAGGCGACGACGTGTTCGAGGGCGAGGACGGCCAGCGCAACATCGAAATCTACGAGAGCCGCGATGACATCGAGCCTATCGGCTGGTTCGTGTCGCTGCCGGGGCGCGCTGAGCTGGAGTGGCGCAACATTTTCGGCAAGGTCACCACCGGCACCATGTTCACCGAGGCCGAGGCCAAAGCCGCCGCCAAGGCCCACAAGTTCTACCCGATCACCTCGAAGTAACCATGCGCGCCACTCCGCACCGCTTCACGCCTGGGGCGTACAGCGCCACCGACCCGGCGAACGGCCGCATGTACACCGTACAGGGCGACAGGATTGAGCGGCACCACTACCGGCACGGCCGCGTCACGCTGGTGCTGGTTGACCCGGCCGCAAGCCCGGAGCTGGCCGCCCGTATCATGGCGGCCATCGAAACCACCACCACGAAAGAAGCATGATCATGAGCAGAGGCATCAATCGCAAGTATTCCGCAGGCGTGAAATGCAACGCTTCGGGCTCTGACTTCTATAGCTACGCAGCGGGCTCGCCTGATGCCGACGGCCGAGCGGCCTGCCCGATGTGCGGCAAGCGCGTGAAGCTGCGCGAGGTGCGGACATACATCAAGAGCTGGCTCATACCGGCGCATAACACCTAAAACGACCGCTTTTGTACACGGCTTGCAACACCGAACAGAACCTAGCCTATTTCTTTCTGGACACCCGCTATAATTCGCACACCCATTTAGGACACAAGGACCAAATGAACACCGCCACCCACCAACAAGAGGCCACCGAAACGCGCCTCGACAATGCCCTCTGGCTGCTGATGCAGTTCCCAATCCATCGCTACCTGATGAGCTGCGCGCACGGCCGCTGGGATGGCGCGGAAAAGGCTACCCGCCACATCGAGCTGTGCAGCATCGTGGTAGCGGTCGAGCACGGCTGCATCAACCTTGACGAAGCCCGCCTCGAACACTTGGACGACTACCGCGCCGTGCATGAGAGCACCCAAAGGCTGACCGACAACATGGACGAGGTAATCGGGTTCCCGCTCGAATCGGACCCGGATTACGACGTGCTCGCCCCGATGTTCTTCGACTGGTTCATGCGCTATGCGCGCGAGGCCATCGCCGCTACTGGGAGCGCAGCATGAGCGCCGTCAGCGAAGCGCTGATGCGCCGCATTGGCAAGATCAAGGAGCTGGCCGAGCGCGGCGTCGATGGCGAGAAGGCCGCCGCCCAGTCGATGCTGGAAAAAATTCTGGTGAAGCACGGCCTGACGCTGGCCGATATTGAGGGCAAGCCCAAGCGCGAGTGGGTCGAGCTGACATTCTCTGGCGAGTATGAAAAGCTGCTGCTGACCCAAATTGTCCGCAAGGCGGCAGGGGTGAGCGGCGATCTGGTGTACCGCTGGAAGAAGGGCACCCGGACGCGCATCAAGTTCGAGCTGTCCCCGGTCGAGCACGTCGAGGTCGAATTTATGTTCGAGCTGATGAAAAAGGCGCTGGCCGATGAATTCAGCAAGGTGCTGTCCGCCTTCATCCACACGAATAGGCTGTTTGGCCCGAGCGTCGAGGATGACGAGGACGACAAGGACGAGCCCGAGAAAACCCCTGAGGAGCGCGCCCGCCTGCGCCAGATTGCGGCGATGATGAGCGTGATGAGCCCGGTCAAGGTGCATAAGGCCATCGAGCAATGAGACTTTGCGCGATCCTGCACGGCGAAGGCATGGGCAGCCCGCCTGACGAAAACGGCTGCCATCTGCCAGCCAACCACGGCGGCCAGCCGCATGAGTACGTCGCCACCGATGGCCGCACCTATCAATGGGAAACCGACCTCGCCTGCGACTGCGACCACTGTATGCGTTGCGAGGGCGACTACTGCACTACCTACTGGGAAAAGGAACTATGAGCGACAACACAAATTGCAAGGGCGCTTTCCGCGCATTCTATGATGGCGAAATCGAAATCCCTACGCGCCCCGCCCGCGTATGCGTCAGCCCCTTGGCTACCCGCCCGGTCCTGTACACGGACACCGTGGGCGGCGTGCAAACCTGCCGCGATGACCTGTGGGCCATCACCACCGACGAGCTGAACGCGCTGGCCGCCCCGGACGCGCTGGCCGCCGTCGAGCACCACACCTACGGCAGCATCGCCGAGCGCATGACTGGCAAGCACCGCGATGACAGCGGCACCGTGTACGTCACCCTGGCCGATGCCGAGGCGGCCGTGCGCGCCGTGGCGAGCACCAGCACGGCATGGCGGCAGACCGCCGAAACCAAGGACCGGCAGGCCGCCGAGGTGCGCGCGCACCTCCAGCAGACCCGCATGGCGCTGCGCTGGGCGCTGGAATGGATTGACGCCGTGCCGGGCGATACCCCGCTGCCGACCATGCCCGGCTTCGACCGCGACTACGTGAACGTCCTGCTTGATACCCCGACCACCTCCGCACGCCCGGCCATCGGCACCGAAGAACAGGCCGATGCAATGCTGGCGGACCTGACCCGCGAGTACCACCAGCGCGCTGCCCCGATCCTCAAGATTCTGACGACCTTTGCAGCGTTGCGTCCGCCCCCACCCATGCTCATATCGCGCGAGCATGCCGAGCGCTTGGGCTTCACGCCGTCCAACCTGCCGGGAGAGCCAGAGTGAGCCGCGTATTCGCCTACTGCCGGGTATCGACCGGCGACCAGACCACCGAGAACCAGATTGCCGAGATTGCGGGGGCAGGGTTCGCCATCGACGCCAAGCGCGCCATTGCCGAGACTATCAGCGGCTCCGTGGCCGCGACCGAGCGCCCCGGCTTCACGAAACTGCTGGACCGCCTGGAGCCCGGCGACGTGCTCGTGGTAACGAAGCTGGACCGCCTGGGCCGCAACGCGATGGACTTGCGCGCCACCGTGTCCAACCTTGAGCGCGCGGGAATTCGCGTGCATTGCCTCGCGCTGGGCGGCATGGACCTCACCAGCCCGGCCGGGAAGATGACGATGGGCGTTATCGCGGCCGTTGCCGAGTTCGAGCGGGACTTGCTCATCGAGCGCACGAACGCGGGCCTTGCGCGGGCCAAGAAAGACGGCAAGCGCTTCGGCCGCCCGCCTGCACTGGACGAGGATGCACGCGGCATGGCGCGGGCTATGCTGGCCGCTGGCGTGCCTGTCTCCGAAGTCGCCCGCGACCTGAACACCTCCCGCGCCACCATCATCCGGGCGCGCGATTCCGTACCGCTGCCGCCCGCTCCCGAGCCCGGCCAGCTCGCCGCCTGACCACCGCCCGGCACGTCCGGGCTTTTTTTCGTGTCGCGTCACGATTAAATCACGCTTGACGAATCGAATTGTGAGCGCGTACACTGCGAAGCATCAGCGGCGCACTGGGCGCGGCGACACCGGACGAAAGATCATGAGCGCATCGAGCATCAAGGAAATGATGGACAACTGGGCCAAGACCGAGGCGGACGCCCGCGCTGCCAACCCTGACGCCAGCGACGAACAGATTTACCAGATGACCGCCGACGCGATGAGCAAATCGCTGGGCCTGTAACGACAACAACGGAGAAATGACCATGCTGAAAAATGAAATCCTGAACGTAGATGGCACGAACTGGCTGATCCGCGAGGCCACCAATTACGACGAGGTTCACAACGCTATCGCAGCGGCGCGAGTCACCGGCAGCATCGGCGGCAGGCATGCCGAGCGACTCGGCGACGGCCCGGTAACGGTGCTTGCCGACGTGGTGCGCCTGAACGACGATGGCACCGAATGCCTGCCCTACGGCGAGAAGGGCGGCACCGACCATAGCGCCCTCGTCGCCCTCGCCAAGCTCCGCGCCGACTACGACCAGCTCGGCCGCGCCCTGAATCAAGCGAACCTGCGCAACCGCGTGTATGCCGGTGCGCTCGCGCAGATCGACGCATGGGTTACGGCCGCCGATCCGTGCTACCACGAAGCCGAATTCCTGCGCACCATCATCACCAAGGAAATCACCGAGGCGCACGCCACCATCGCCGAGGCGCGAGCCGCCGCGAAGCAAGGGCAGCAGCTCGCGCCTACCGATCTGCTGGTGCTCGCCCCCGAGGCGCGCGGCCTGGACCTGAACGATTCCGCCGACCGCGAGCACTTCCGCGTCCGTGTCGCCCTCCGACTGCAAGGCTATGCCATCGAAGTGATCCGCCGCTGGGTGAGTAACCCGGCGCGCGACCGCGACACCATCGTGCGCGCCATCGCTGACGCCTATATCGCGCACGCCTGCGCCGCCAAATAACCGCCATACCCACTACGGAGAACTACCATGAGCCAATCTTGCCCCCGCTGCTACAAGATCGTAGCCCGCGCCTGCCAGTCCGAAACCGAATCGGCCGAGTGCCGCGAGCTACGCAATCAGCGCCCCCTGGAAAAGTCCAATGAGTACAGCGTCACCATCGGCGAACGCCTGTTCACTGCGAAACGCAGCGGCCCGGACGCCGCATGGCAGGTGGACTATCCCGAGGGCGGTTTCCAGCGCCACGGCACCAAGAGCGAAGTCGCCAACCTGATCCGCGCCAAAGCGCGCGAGCTGGCCGCCGCTGACGCCGAGGCCGACGCCTCCTGACCAGGGGAACTCATGAAAACAGAAGATACCTACATCGTCCACCAGTCGCCTAAACAGAGCTGCCGCGCGGCGCTGGCCCACATCATCGTGATTGTTGACGCCAGCTCAAAGAAGGAGGCCATCGAAAAGGCCAGCACCCCGGAAGGAGGTATCAACGCCTCCGACAAGGACTACAAGAAACCCATAGCTGACAAGGTGCATAAGGGCGGCGTCTACCACCTGTAGACCAGCCCGCCCCGCGTCACCCATGCCCGCCCCGAGCGGGCTTTTCCCGTAGAAGGCGGCGCACTTAGGCGCGGCCACCACTCAAGGAAATGACCGATGGCTGAATTCATCAATCAACACGTCGAGCCGCCGCTGGATGGCTTCAACGCAATGGGGAAGCCGATCCCGGCCGATCAGCGCCAGCACGGCTATGACACTTGCAAGGAAATGGGCCTCGACTCGGCGCGCGCCTGGGAGTGCGTCAATGCGACTGCCGAACAGCTCGAACGCGACAAGCCGCACGAGGCCCAGGGCGCGGCCATGAAGTTCCTCGACCTGACCGGCGCGTATCGCCTCATGGCGGTGCTGCTGACCAAGGCAGGTGAACAGATCAAGCCTGTCGGCCGCAATGCCGATCTGCGCGACGGTACGACCATTCGCGACGGCGAGGGCAAGCAGTACCGCGTGCATTACATGCGCAACAGCCTGATCGTCGCGCATCCTATTGTGGACGGCAAGGCGCAGGTAAGCCGCGATACCACGGTTCGGTTCTGGACCGACCCCGATATGCCGACAGCGGGAGAGAACGACCGCACCGATCCAGTGTACGTCGTCAGCCCGCCCACTGCCCCGGCGACGAAGCCCCGCCGCGAGGCTACCGCGCGCATGCTCCGCGACTACCCGAAGGTGCAAACTGTCTGGCTGGTCGAAGTTCCGCACACGAACGGCCGCACCAAGCAATACAAGGCCACCACCTACCCGGATAGCGAGCTGATCTTCCTCGAATCGTCGCCGCGCGGCCGGGCCATCGCCGCAGGCAACACGAAGAACCTGCTGCCCGCCGTCCGCGAGGCCATCGCCAAGGCGCGCACCGCCACCACCCAGGAACCCACCGGAGAACCGCAATGACCACCGACCGAGAGCGCGACGACCAGCACACCGCCCTTGTGCTGGCTGCTGAGACAGCCCTGACCAGCGCCGAGCGCGCAACATTCCTTTCCCGCTTCGACCGCTCGCAAGCAGGCGCGAGCGTCGCCGATGTTCTCGACACGCTGCACAGCAATGATTCCAACATCGAACTGGTGGAGCAGCTTGCCGAGCGCCACGGCAACCAAGTGCCCGAGCCGGGCCTACTCGCCGTCGCTATCCAGATCGCGAACCAACTGGACTATCAAGGCTTGTTCATGCGGCCGTGGGAAACCCTAGAACCGCTCATCGAGCGCATCCGGCCGCTGCTGGGCCTGCCCTCCTGGGAGCTGCGCATTGAAAGGGAAAAGCGCGACAAGCTGGAGCTGCTGGCCCCGCTGGGCTTCGAGGACTATGACGACGGCGAGCAACCCGGTGCGATCTGGCACCCGCTGATCGGCAACATCAACTACGGCAGCGTCCGACTGGACAACGTGATCGACCTCGCGTTCAAGGCCGGGCAGCAGCAGGGCATGAGCGAGCTGCGCGCCAAGTTCCGCGCCCTGCTCGATGTCGCCCCGGCACCGCGCCCCGAGGACGGCCAATGAGGATCGACGCGCGATTCAACAAGCGGACGGCCGATCAGGTCGAAGTCGCCACGCCAGCGGTGCAGGCCGGGCCGCAGTACGAGCTGGGCATGCGCGTGATGTTCTTCGCGACGAACGGCAGCGACAAGGGCCAGCTCGCCGCGAACATGAGCCCGATGGAGGCGCTGGCGTTCGCCGCCGAGCTGGTGACGACTGCCACCCGGCAACTGAAATACGAACAGGAGCGGGCCGCAAAAGCGAAATAGCCCCGCAGACCCCGCCAGCCCGCGCCCAGCGGGCTTTTTTTCGTCCGTCCGATACTTTCCTCGTCCAGACCGGCGCGCGGCTTATAGAGCCTCTAATCGCGCCGCCCTACTCCAGCGGCCAGAACCACGCCTCTTTGCTGGTCCAGTAGCAGTCATTCCCGCAGGCCAGCTCCCCAGCCCCGCCGAGCTGCGGCGAAATTATGTCGATGTGGCCGCCCTCATAGAGCCCCGGAATCAGGTGGAAGAACGACACGATGCCGCTGCGCCGCCCTATCAGCTCCGCAATTGCCGGGCCACTCCCGGCCTTCTCAGGATTGCCGAGCATTAAGGGGCGCGCAAGGATATGGGACAGCTTGATCTGCCCAGGCTCGATCATCTTGCCCTTGTGCGTCCCGGCCCTCACCTGTAGCCGTCCGTCAGGAATGTGGACGCCGGAACGCAGCAGTGCGAGGCTGGCTCGGATCGCGCAGGTATCGTGATAGGCCGGGTTTGGAATCAGGTCATCCCATCCGAGCTGGTGGAACAGCACCTCTCGGCTAATGTCGCGCCTGCGCGGGTACGCCTGCATCAGAACGGGGAACGGAATGGATCGCATCGCTACCTCCGCGCAGGACAGGGGAATCGGGCGATATAGAGGCGCACCAGCTCGGCGGCGGCGCTTCTCGGCATGGTGCCCGCCCGCTGACGCAGCTCGTCCCAAATCCGGTCATCTACCTCGCCGGGCTTCATTCCAGGCGGCGCGCACCAGAGCCGCCCTTGCGTCGCATCGACCACGCCCGCCTGATAGCCTTCGGCGTAGCGCTGCGCATAGGCTGCGTCCGGGCGCTGATGCCACTTGTCCACGCCCGGCTGACCAGATACCTGCGCCACGAAATCATTACCGGAGAGGTGCCAGGGGAATACAACCAGCGGGCTCGCGGCAGCGTAGGCGGCAGCCACAACGATGCTCAGCACCACGACACCCCGCACGGACCTCCTGCGGCGCAATGTGCCGGGCCGCATCATGCCACCCTGTTCGCTGACAAGTCCCAGCCGCCCGCCGTATTGCCGCCCGCGCCGCCCGTAATCTTCTGCATGCAATACTTCCACTTGACCTTGCCGAACTTGAGGCCGATATGCTCCTGCATCACGTCGCCACCGTTGACGCCCTGCGCCACCGATGCGATCAGCACGTTCTCCAGCTCGACCTCGTAGTATTTGACCCGCGTTCCGCTGCCGTCCGCGCGCATGAATTCGAGCTTGGCCTTCGGGATCGTCTTGCCCATCGCGCAATGCTGGGCCAGTATCGGCGATGCGAGGTCCGCCGCCTTGTTGATGCTTACCTCTGTGAATTCGACTCGCTCGGCCGTGTGGCCGCCCGCCGTCGAGCTGGTCGCGCTCTTGGGCTGGGATAGCGCCCAGTTCACCGAACTACACTCGATCCAGCCCTTATGCGCATCGTCGCTCGACTCGCCCTTGATGCCCTCGACCTGCAAATACACGTCTATCGCCATGATTTTCCTCCTAGCCATGCAAGGAAGTCATCATGAGTTATGTGCGCACAGCCCGCATTGCGCCCCAGCATGGATTCCGGGCTACCAAAAGCAAAGGCCCGACTGTCTCTCAACAATCGGGCCTCGGCCCGGCCGCCACCCGACGACCTCATGGGCTATGCCCGAGGCGGATCATACCGCCTTATCGCCGGGCAGGCAAAGCGACTTTTTCGCCATCGCCCGCCCGGAATCCATGTCCGTATGTCCCGCCCTGTCCACAATTCGTTTGCCTAGCTTTTGGGCAGTCTTAAACCGGGTGCCCGGAAGCGCTCGATTACGGCGCGGGCGCGGCCTCGTGGGTCACCGGCACGACTTCGGACTGAGTCTCGATCCAGACCCTCGCGCCGCAGGAAAGCGGCTTTTCCGGGCTATGCACTACCTTGCTCGGGCCGTTGATGATGGCCTCATGGGCATACGTGTTGCTCTTGTGCGTCTTGATGGTCAGCGCCGGATCGTTCGCCCCGTTCTTGAGGTTCGCCCGGATTACGTGTTGGTTCACATGGATGATGGTTTTCATGCTGCTTTCGGTTGAGTGTTGCGGGATGTCACTTGTTTCGTTTCGTCCGCTGCTCGCGGTGGCGCTTGCCGGTGCGGGGTGGCGGCAGGATCGGCCCGGCCCAGCGCTTCGGGGCGGCCTTGACCGGGTAAGGCTGCGGCGGCAGCTCGGGCAGCAGGTGCGCATCGCGCAGCAGGGCCGCGCCCAGGTCGGACGCCTCGACCGCCTGGGGAACGTGACGCGACGCCACCAGCACCGCGCCAGAACCGCGTAGGGCCGCTTCCAGCGCCGCGCCGAGGGATGGGCCTGCCCCGATCACCAGAACCGTGCTCAAGCGGCCTCCAGCGGTAGCGGGAGCTGGTCGCCGGGCTGCTGCCGGGCTTCGATGGCCGCCAGGAAGTGCGCGGAGTCGGCCCGCCTGTATTCCCACAAGCGCGCGTGCTGCGGGTAGCGCACGGCGAACGCGCGCGCCAGATCGGGAGCCATGTGGTCATTGATCTTGAAGCTGCACGCCCCGGCCTCGCGCAACCGGGTGTAGTGCCTGATTTCCTCCACGATGGTGCGGGCTGAGAAATGCGTCCACCCGGCCGCGATGAGGTCGAGCGTTTGGCGCTCGAACTGCTGCCAGATCGGGTCATTGATGCCCAGCCAGTCCAGAAATTCGGGACGGAAGTAGGCCGCGAACGGCAGCAGATCATCATTGCGGTTCGGGTCCGTCATGCGGCCTCCTGATCGAGCGGGGTGCCGTCCGGCTTCATCCCCATAGATGCCATGAGCTTTGCGCGGGCCTCGTCCTTGGCGCTGCCGTCGTTGGCCGCTTCCTCGCCCGCGAGGTTGTAGTAGGCGTCCTCCAGATAGGCGAACGACAGCGAATCCCATATGTCCGGCGACGGGATGCCCTCTTTGCGCATATCCTCTTTCTTGGCGATGTAGCGGCGGGCCTTCTCGTCGTAGTGGTACGGGATGCGCGAGCCTTCGCGCACGATCTGCTTGACGATGGCCGGGTCAATCCCCTCATCAATGCCGAATCGGCCCTCCTGCACGGCGCGGGACAGGCCGCAGATCGCTTGCGCGCGCTGGTTCGCATAGCGGTCCTTGTATTCCTTCTTGAAGTTCGGGATGCCCCAGTTCACTTTCTTGAAGTTGTGGAAGTCGGCCTTTTCGAGCTGCTTGCAAACGCCCAGGCCGATACCGCCCGCGTCCACCAGCGCCATGCTGTTGTTGAGCTGGCCCGCCTCGGTGATGATCCGGCCTGGGAGGTCGGACACATCCTGATCGTTCGAGCACACCGGCACCTTGACGAGCTGGACGCGGCGCGCGTTGTCGCCATACTCGCCGTCACCCGTCACCTTCAGCGCCAGCACCACGCTCTTGTCGCGGTAGCCGCCACCGCCCACGTCCACCGGCAGCAGCCACCCGAACGGCTCATCCGGGCGCACGGCGATGAGGCCGACGCATGCCTGAATGGCCTTTGGACCCAGCAGGTACTTGCTCGACTGCTCACTGAAGCGGCCCAGCACCTT